GTAGTGCTTTAAAGTACAATCATAGGCATTACACCTCGCTTGTCAAGTGGTTTAACTTCTTGTAAAATTAAAACTTTAGACAATCAATTGCTACCATCTCCTTTTGGAAATCAAAAAGCACTTACAATACATCCCTGGCTTTAACGAGTCAGGCGTCCGGAGCATACCACCTTTCGGTTCGACTACATTGCTCATTGCAGCTGAGAAATCAGTTAGTAGCAATACTTGGGTACTAGTCACATATCTACTATCCAGATCCGCCACGTGGAGGCTTTCTCTTGGACCCATCGCTTTAGGCTTAGACGCGTCTATTTCATAAGCCTAAAGACTTATTGTTTAACCAGACTTATTTTTCATCGCTCTAGTTCATCCACGATGCGGTCTTTTTGCTCTGTAAGGACGAGAAAGCCCCGTGTAAGAAAACTCGCCCCGAGTCTTTATATCATGACGCTCTACCACCTGAGCTACTCGGCCTAAGCGGCCGAGGTTAGACTCGAACCAACGATCCTCCACGATATTCAACTCTATTAGACACCACTGAGATCACGGGTAAAGCGTAGCGTCCACACTCCTTAAAGGCCCCATTTCTTAGTTTAAAGTCCGAAGCCTTATTCAGACTTTCATGCACCTGTTTTAGCTTAAAGGTTCTGCGCGGCAAGCATGATCTCCGCAGACGCCATCAGATTCCCTTAGTGAGTATAAATGCCCCACCAGCAATGTCGTTCTTTTTTCTTAGCTTAACGTCTGAGAAAGTAGGTTAAAACTCAGACTTAGGCTTTATTTTAGCGTCTGATCGGACCTCTCCTTTGACGTCGTGCACTTAAAATTGGCTTAGCAACTTTCTGTTCCGGTCCAGCCCGCCCTGTTCTATCCGGACACCATTTCGAAGAGTGATCAATCTCTTACTGGAATTGCTTATATGAGGACCCGAATTTAGTACCCCATACCTATATCGTAGGTGTTGCGTCTCTCAGAGTATTGCCTAGGTGCTCTGAGTTCCCTATTGCCAATTTCTTTATTTATATTATATCATATTTTCCTATCTTCTGTCAAGTATTTTCTTTTGGATTGGATTACCGTTTCCTTTATGCGATAATCACCACCTTTCTTGACTTTCTTTAATAATATTATAACATATTTTTTAAGCTCCTGTCAACTATTATTTTTTAGTTGATCTAGTAGGAGCAAGAAAGGGAATGCTTACAATCATTTTTATTCCCTTTCTTTAATAATATTATACCATAAAATATTAAAACCTGTCAAATGAAATCTTTTAATTAAGCTAATTCAATTTCAGATTTCTTCTTAATTGCATACCGATCAAGATTACCTAGAATTTCTTGAATCTCACGCTGCTTTTCCGCATTCATAATCATAAGATCATTTGAACTAAACTTATCTAAATCTTTCATCCAAGAGTCAATATCAAATGTACATCCTGGATTGCGGGATTCAAAAGCAAAATTAAAAAGATAATTAGACATAGCTCCTTGAAGAAGCATTTCTTTCTCTTGCGGAGCGAATGCCATTATACCCACCACTTAGGAGTAAAAGGAAAATCACTAATCTTATTTTTGATTTCACTAGTTTCTTTACGATATTTATTAAGAATCTTATCTAGATCTTCATCTAGACTAGCCTTACTATTAATTTTCTGAGCATGACGCTGCTTAAGCTCATCATTACGAGCTTGAAGCTCTGCAATCTGAGCCTGAAGTTCTGCAATCTGATCTTGAAGTTCCGCAGTCTGATTTTCAATATTTGAAGCTTCCTCAATATCAGCTTGATCATCATCGTACTCTGCAATGGCTTCGTCGATCTGATCAACTGCGTCTAGGATAACATCTTCAAAGTTATCACCCTCTGAATATGCACCTACATTTACGCCATCAGAATCACAATAAGAAATTTCTAATGAACGCTTGCCATTCTCGTCAATAGAATACATTGTATTAGCTGTAATTGAAAACATTATTCGTCTCCTTCTTCCTCTTGTTGCGGAATATATTCTATATTTTTATCATATAAATTATCCGCAATTTCTTTGAATTGATTACACTTTTTACAAAAAGAACCATATCCGCATCTATATCCGCAATTCATTTTATAAATATTAAAATCAGGAATCATACTTTGATTTCAAATATCTATTTCTAATTCTGGATAGAGAGCTCGCAGATTTTCTCTCCATTGTTTCTTAATAAACCAAGTCTTATATAAAACATCTAATCGAGCCCAAGATCTATTTTCTGCAAATTCATATACATCTACATATTCAGATAAATAATCTATACATTCTGGTAACATAATCGGAGCTCTTACATCTGACCCTTTATCAGGGGAGAAAGATGGAATTGCATTAAGAATCCATCTTAGTTCTAATCCATAAGAATCACATGCTTTTCTTACACACTCAAGATTATAACAAAGATCATCTGCAATATATACGGCACTAGTCCCTGTTTTTGCAAGCCGTTCTAAAGAACGAAAATTAGTTGCCGCATACTCAGGTCCAAAATAAAATTTAAAACCATATTCTTTAAGTTTATTATAGATTTCTTCTTTTGGAGGAATCATAAAATGTAAATCTTTATGAATTGCATTTAATACTTTTAATTTTGAATAATCAAAGCTATAGTCAGAAGTATCAATTATAATATCAAATCTATCTTCTTGATGCGTTGAAAGAAATTCCATTAGATTATCAAAATTATTAGGTTTATTACTAAAAGTAATTAGATATATATCCGCCTTTTCTTGGCGATCTTCACGCGAATTTCAGGGTAAAGCTATCTTCATTATTCCCCTCCCTTCAAATAATCAAGTAAAGGCATACGATTTTTTAAATTAAGAATATTTTGTTCAATAATGCTATTACTACGATATTGCCGTCTATATATATGGACAGAAAAATAACCATCGCCGCCATTGTCCATAAAATCTGCAGTCCATTTACTGGCATCGGCATATTCATAACCAGTTAATCCAAAAGGAATTTTATAGAATTTAAAAACATTAGGATATGTTTCTTCGATACCTTTAATCCAAGAGGTAATATGATCTTTATCAATAACTCTAAAACTATCGCTAATAGTATTTAATTGATAAGATTCTATCGTACCTCTATCATAAAAGAGTGCAACTACACTACCTCTATTAAATTGAAGAGCATCTTTATCACAAATAACATGATTTCGATTTGGAAAAATTATTGTATCTTTAACACATTCATCAGAACAATAATTTCCTTCACGAAGATGATACTTCATATTAAAATGAATTTTACCACATGTGCGGCACCTGTTATTAACTTTACATTCATAACAAATTTTGTTTTGACCAAGATCATCATTATCATAAATTTCAGTTCGACTATCGTTGAACAATCGTTTTCCACAACAGATACAAGTAGCAGGACCGCTAAGACAAATCTTCAACGGCTCTTCTACATAGTTGCGGCAACAATAGTAATGAGGATATTTAGATTCAATAACATCATTATACATACCATGAGTATAAAAAGTAATTGTATGATGCTTGCGACGTCTATCATGATAAGGATTAAACCAATCCCGCAAATAATAATTACCTTCTATATTCTTCATATCTTGATACTCTTGGTTAATAAATTGATAATTCCAATTTAAATTTTTCTTAACCACACTTCTTGCTAGATCAAGAACTTGAAAAGTAATATTCTCTTTGAAATAAGGATAGCTCTTTCCACAGAGAATAATATCTTTATGAATAAAGACGAGACTTCTCCAAGACTTATTTGGAATTGGATAAACTTCACCAGTTTCATTAAGATGTAAAGCATATTCAGAATTGGATTCCAAATATGCTACAGCAACGAGATTGGAATTTAACATCTCAAGTGTACCCGCGTGGTAACATCCATGATGACTCCAAGACATACAACTGCTCCAATTACAAGCATTATCGCTCATAGTCATGAAGTCTATTGGATGAATACTAAGAACTAACTTAGCATGAATTACATCACTTGTTTGAACAAGACTGACTTGATTACGCCATTGCTCAAACAAATCCATGTGGGGATACTTAGTTGCTTTTAAAACTTTTTGAATAGTACGAATAGTCTTCATACCATTTTTAATAGTACATTTGAAATCTGAAAAATGATAAGGAACATCGGAAATCAATGAACAGATATATCCTTTAACTAGATTGTTGTGCATAAATAACTTACTTAAGTTGTAAAGATCTTCAAAAGGATAATCCTTTTTTGCCCAGAAAAATAGAACATCCTGAATAAACTCATTATTAATCATCATCCCGACACGCTCAGGATTTTTTAAAAAGGTTAAGACATCTTCTTTATAAAAGAAAGTATAAGGATGATAAATTGATTCTAGCTCAGAAGAAATAATTGAAGTATCTTTTGGAATTGAAATCTGTTTAGTGACACGAAGTTTATGACCAAAAGCTTTAAAAAGCCTGGTCTTATTCTTATTCCATTCACGAAGAGTTATCTCTATAGGAGCGCATTCTACGTTCCCATAGATACTAAGATAACTTTCTATTGTTGTTCGATCTATATTAGTTAAAGCATCAATGGGACGCATTGAATCACTCCCTACCAATTCTCAATATCAATCTCGTCAATCATATCCTTGCAAGATTGCGGCAGATCTTCATAAACCAAACCAAGATTATACAGCTCTTGATCGATGGCATCTTTTGTAATCTTTACTCCATGCTTAGTATAGTAACAAAGTTCATCTACCATTCCCCGCACCTTGATCTCAACATCACTCATGTACCAAGAAGTGAACTCAGGACCCATCTGGATAGGATTGAAAATCATGTTTTCCCCTTTCTTTCTATATATATTATATCATAAAAATATAGCTGCTGTCAAGAACAAAAAAGGGTTCTAAGTCTAGAAACTTAGAACCCAAGGCAGAAAGGAAGATGAAATATGACACACTAACAGTAATTAAACTGATTAATGTAATCAACAAGATTAATACCAGACTCCAATAGACCAATGAACTTAAAGACTTGATCATTTAGAGAGGTAACATATCGGATATGATCATACGGCGATAGGATCTGGGTATGATAATTACCAAGATCAAAGCTATAACAAACTTTATTCCCAAAACGCTTATGATAAACTTGTACCGCAGTACTATTATTAAACCATCCCCAACTACGATTATCCATTACTTGCATATCAGAAATAATAAAGATACGCTTATAAGTATTAGGATCGATTTCTCGATCAAGTAGTTCAAACGCAGGAATAATATCAGTACCATATCCACACTTATCATTGCGGCAAAGATAATCAATTAGTGTAAAAGGATTATCAAGATGGTTAAGGCGAGTCTCAAATTTAGCAAAGTTGCCAAATTTAATGACTGGACAGTAAGGATTAGAAAGCCACAAAGCTACTGCGAAACATGCTCCAACATTTTTCAAAGTAACATCAGAATTATAACTAATTGTATCTTCCATTGATCCAGATACATCTAGAATAATTGCTGATCCATCCTCTAACTGTGGAGCATTCTTAACGGCTGCAATGACAAATGCTTCTCCTAGAGCCGCATCTACATACTGATTATGAATATTCAAATTCTTATATGCAACATAAAAACGATAAGGGAACATAAGGGATCTCTGAATAGAAATCGCATTAGTAATTTGTGGAACAAGTACGGTTTTAACCCACTCATTGTTAATGTCAGGAATTGCAAGAATATTATTTAGGTTGCGAATAAGAGCCATGTAGCCAAGCTTATGCTCTTCAACTAGACGCTTCCATTCCTGATCTCGCTCTTCCTTGTCAGACTTGGCAGAGATATTTACCTCCCAAGTATCTGCAGCCGCAAGTGTACCAGCCTTATATTCATCAATAGCCTTAGAATGTGCATGAGTAATATTGATTAGATCATACATATTATAGTCACGGGAATTCAGCTTATACTTAGCAAGAGTCTGCGGCTTTAGATTAGAAAGATAATCTGCGGCTCCCCGCACAAGAGCGTGAGAACGAGACTTCTTTCCCCAAAGAAAATCAGTTGCAGCAAAAATCTCTGCAACGTCATCTGGACGATGCATGAAAGCGCGATAAAATTGACGCTTGTTATCAAAAGTCTTGTTATTAAGCCAAGCTGCGACAAGCTGAGAGATAGAACGCATACCAAGTTCATTACGTGCAAAAATTGCAGCCTTAGCAACAAACTCATAACCATACTTATCTGCCATGGTTTGAGTTAGTTCTATAAAACGCTCCTGCTGATCGTGCGCAGATTCATAAAACTTGTCCTCCATAAAGCTAGAGAAAAGCATATTCATCCATGCATCGACAGGAGACTTCTCATATACTGCCCCGCCTTCATAAGACTTCTCCTGCGGACCACGTTCCTTTACCTTATTAAAACCAGCCATTACACATCACTCCTTCTCTTGGATTGAGGAAATTAAATTCGAGAGATAGCAACTACATCATAATCATAATCACTAATACGAAGTAGTTCTACATGTCCACCACCAAAATACTGGACAAGATTTTTAATATCATCAAAGTAAGCCTGGGCTTCAGTAAAAACTTCAAAAGGCTCACTATAAAAACGACCACCATTAATAGTATGCGCAGTTACAAACCACCAACTACGAATACGGTGCTTTTCAGTATTTACAAAACGATCAGTCTCAGCGAAAACATCCTCAAGAACTGTCATGGTTATCCTCCTATAACCTTTCCTTTTTTATCCAATCTTTTTTCAATCGGATATTTTTTATAAATTTTTTGTAAAAAGTTATAAATTTCAAGATAAGATTTATTAACAAAATCTATTTTATATAAGTGCCAGAAGGGAATAACCTCTTCCATATAATGAATATATTGTTCATATATATCTTCTGGCACTCAACGAGTACAACCTACTAAGCTATCTGCGGAAACACTTTTAGGCCCTATTTCACACTCTGGATTATCACAAGTGGCACAAATTAATTTTAAAATAACTTTGCCGTCGTTATCCATTTACTTCGCAGGACGAATATCAAACTGAACGAGTCCAGCTTCAATTGCGGCTTTCGTCTTAGGCTTATTAAGCAGTTCCTCAATATCAGATTTTTCTGCATAAGCCATAGCATCCACAAGTCGATTTACTCGTACTCCCTGTGAATCAAGAGCACGAAATGTTGCATCATATACTGGTTCACCAGTCTCAGGGTGGACCAGGCCAGTCCGCTTACCATACAAAAGCCAACTACCCATTCTAATACCTCCGCAGATTCTTGAGTTCCCATTCATAATAAGCAACATGACGATCTTCATCGGTACAATAGAACCAATAGTATCCATCATATTGATCTTCAAAAATCAAACCAATATGATTAACTTGATCCCAATAATACTGACCATGTTCAAGAGTCATTATGAATTCCTTTCTCTTACTTTCTATAATATAATTATACCACAAAAAGTAAGATTTTGTCAACTATTTTTATTTAACTACGTTCACAAATATCTTTAAGCCTACTCATTAGAAAATCTTTAGGCTGTTCTTTTAACTCTTGAATTTCAGAATTGATTTTATCAAGATAACTATAAAGACCATTAATAAAAGCTTTGGTATGCGGACCATCACTTTCTACATAACTGTCTATATATTGAACCAAAGCATAACAATTAATAGACGCATCTGTAGAAAAAGTATAAATATCAGATTCTTTTGAATGATCAATTATTTTATCAATTTTCCTAATAACGCTTTCAACAGTTGCGCCCTCTGCAAATCCATGTTGCGGAGGCATAGTACAATATTCCATATCTGTACGAGCAAGCCCCGCAACAAAAGCTTTAAGTTCCTCTAGCTCTTGGACAACATTCATAAATTCCTCCTAAATAAGACCAAGATATTTGCGGCCAATAATAAAGCACTCATTTTTAAGAACAGCAAAATCAATTACAGGATTCTTAAAACGACGAATAATAGAAAGCATTTCTTCGGTAATAAGATCAGTATAAAGCATATTGAGAAACATACCAATATACTTACCAGTATTCTGCCATTCTTCAAGATTGTCTGCTACCATGATCTTCTGCTTGCACTTTTCACAATCAGCAGAAGAAATAAAAGCAGTAGCAATATCATGCTCAAGACCTTCGCGAATTTGAGGAATACGAACCTTCTGAGAAGTACCCTTATGTTCAAGGTATTCTTGTGCTACAATCTTAGCCACTTGGAAATGACCCCACTTATCACAGAAATCATAATTCCAACAGACAACACCTTCACCATCGGTATCACCAGGAAGATTAAAGTGATTATCCTTTAGAAGATTTGCAATATCCTCATACTTAGGATGATCAAGAACAGCAAGAGGACGATCAATCTTATCATAGATATCATTGAAAAGTCCTGCATAAATATCATAGTAAAGATAATTACCTGCGTCAATATCAAAAACACCAATAATCCAAAAACCGGGATCAAGATACTGCTTAATAGTACCAGCCTGCTTTGCTCCATCCACTCCGTTAAGCCATTCTCCATACACAATAAGATTAGGATTAAGCATCAAAAAATCACGAAGCTTCTCAGTAGAATTGTCGCTGATAAACCAATTCATAAAATTAGCATTATCATGTTCAACAGTTACTTCACGCTTGCGAGATCCGCAATGGATATTGCCAGCTTCATCAGCCCAAGCTACAGCATTGGTTCCATCAAGCTTGCTAAAGCAATACACAGTACCATTAAGAAAAGCTGCAACATCAATCTTAGTTTCATCAAGACGCTCTACGTGCAGGAACGGTTTAAAGATTGCCATGTTAAATCTCCTTCTAAATCATTAAGTCAATTAATTCATCTTTGTATTGTAGAGTGATTACTATTCATTAATTCTGCAATTTTTACATTACCATATCCTTGCTCTTTATATTTTTTAATTTTCTTAATTTGATCTTCATTAAAAATATTAGAAGGTTTCATCTCATATTCTTGCTTAGGATTTTTATTATAAGTTGAAATTGTATTAATATTTACTCCTAAATATTGAGCAATCTCTTTGTGAGAGTAACCTTCTTGTTTCATTTTTAAAAAAGTTTTAATTCGCTGTCTTTTTATAAAAGTGGTGCTATATTTTGGCAAATATTTTTTTATTCATTCTGATAAAACACTAGGAGATTTATTTATCTTTTTTGCTATTTCTTTCTTAGAAATTCCTTGTTCTAATCATATTTGAATTTGTTCTAAATCTTGTTCTGAACAATCTCTATTTTTTTCAGAAATAGACTTTAATCCTTCTTTTGAAAAAGATGTGCTATTTCCACCATTCGCATTTAAAGCTAAATTATAAATATTGCTTCGATCTTTTGTAAAAATTTGATCTAAAAATTCTTGTTCTTTTTCTCTTATTTCTTCATTAGTAGCATTTGGCATTTCTAACAATACTACAAAAGCAAAATCAGATTCTCCATATTTATTAAAAATATTTTGCAAATAAGGATTTGCATGTTTTTGTGTTCTTAACTTACTAAGATGATCTCTTCATCTTTTTTCTATATTAATAGAACTGCCAATATAATATTTATTATTATGAAGAGTAATAATTTTATAGATACCTTGCATACTTTCTCCTTTCTCTTCATAATAATATAATAATTTTATGCACTTAGTTATATATTTTTACCCTAATGAATGAAAGACTTATAATTTGCCATCACTTTTCCTTTCTATTTTTCTTTTGTTATATATATTATAACATAAAATAAGAGCTCCCGTCAAGAATTATCTTCTCGACGAGAGCTAAGAATTAATCTACCTGATGCTTCTTCTTAATATGTTCGCGCATTTCTCGACGCTGACGAAGAGTAGTCTCGATCAATGCTTTATAAGACTCTTTAAGAATCTTATAGGTATCATATGCTTGTTCTGCATCTCGCCAAGCAATATCAGCTTGGTGTGCTAGAAGATACCATTCAGGAGCCATATCATCAAGATAGGGATTTGATTGAGCATCCGCATACGACAAAACATTAAAAGCATGTGTAACACCTTTTGCACGTTCTTTCATAAATTTAGCTCGTTCTTGATAAGCTGCAATATCGCATTTCATTTCAGCAAAATAACATCCATCATACTGATTCGCAATATCTTCATCATCAGGATGTACCCTTACAGATCGAGTAAAAGTTCCATACTTAGTTTGCTTTGTTACAATACTTACGCCGGTTCCTTCATCATATTCAGCGTAAAGAATAGTACCTTTCATTTTTACTCCTCTACATAATCCGTAAGATCTACTACAGTGTGATACAACATAGTGTATTTATCGTTTAGTTCACGATCATCATGAAAATGTCCTCCAAAATAATGCTTAAAACTTGGAGCGCTTTCATATATGCGCGACATATCATTTAGCCAAATTTCTGTCGTTTTATCAACAGAACTTTGATCAAGACCTGATAAAAACAAGTCCTGATAAAAATGCTGCATTTTCATAGGGAAAGTATGAGCAATTACAAAATCAATATCAAACCCCATATCAAGCCATTCAATCGTAATTGATTCAAGATCATTACGTTCTTGTGCATTAAGCTGTTCATGACGATTCCAAGGATACCCCATACGAAGACGATACCATTTATCTATAGAATAGGCACCAGGAATCATAAGAAAATTATAACCACCGATATTATAAATTCCTCCACCATCAATTACATACTGAATAGAAGGATATTTATTTTGATAAAGATACATACCATCTTGAGTCAAAGCCCATCCATCATGCGGGACATAGGTTCCATCTTCTAGTCTAGTGCAGTGATCATTCCAATAGCATGAATCATGATTTCCTCGCAGTACAATCCATGTACCAGGGAAAAACTTGCGGGCAGCTCGTTTTGCTTCACCCATTATATACTCTTGATATTCAAAGCCAGCATCTCCGCATACAATAATTATATCATCTTTTGTAGGATTGTCGATTTGAGAAACAACATTACGAATCTCACCGGCATTGCCGTGAATATCTCCGGTAACAAAAATGCGACTCATTATTCGTCCTCCTCATATCGATCTTCATACTGCCGCATACTTGACTTGCGGGCACGCTCTTTAGCTTGACGCTGCTTACGAATTTCAACCTCGCGAGTCTTCTTAGAATACTTAGGCTTACGAGTTAGCTTCTCAAATGTTTCATCATCATTATCTTCATACTCGTCAGCTAGGTTCTTTAGATTGCGGGCCACTTTTTTCTCCTTTTCTAAATAAATGAACAAAATCTCGGTTTCATATTCTCGTACAGACTCACCGATAGCAAGCTCACGCCCCGTTCTTAAACTCCCTATAGCGTCTTTCTCTTGACTGCTGCCCAGCCGGAAGTTGGATCCAGACGGAATCCTCACGCCTATCATCATGTAAAGATATTGATTATACTTGTGCAGACAATATAATCTCACCGCGAGCCAACGGAATAGGAGGACTTACGTCTCTAGCTTTAGCATACCCTACATTAACGGCTCCATTAAAAACTAATTATCAAAAATAAAATACTGCTTGCACTTCTCATTTGAACAAGCCATAGTATTAGTTCCCTCGATAATTACCATAGGCTCACCGCATACATGACAAGTGAACTTTTTATGTCGAGGCTTTTTACGTGGCTTTGGAGCATCTGCAAGTCCAGCATTAATTAGTGCGCGCTCCATTTGATTGCCAAGTAGCATTTTTACCTTCTTTCTCTCTTTTTCATTACATATATATTATATCATATTTTATTAAATTTTGTCAATGAAAATTTTTAATCTAAGTCCGCGCAACCTTTTAAAAATTCATCTATTTCATCTGCTAAGTCTAAAACCTTTTTAGCTGGTGGCGGAGTAGGTATATCTAACCAATAATGTTTTAGTAATTTATACGCAATAAAAATTAAACCCGCAGCTTTTTCTTCTATTTGCGATCCTTGTATTAGTAGACTATAAATAGAATCCATTGATTGAACAATTTGCGCGCGCTGCATTTGTAATTGTTGTTCATCCATTTTAATCCAAGTCTATAAATAAATGTACTATAGTTGGAACACCAATTTCTTTTGCATATGTAATTGAATCTAATGTTCCTTTACTTTTACCATCCCAAAAAGCAATTAAATAATCACAAAATTCTACCATTTCGTGATTACGCATTATACCCGCACGTTTACCAAATGTTTTCCAACGCGCAGGGTAAGCTATAAACTCAATTTTATTTCTTTTTGCCCAATGTTCAGCTAAAGTATCTACGCCATTAGCTCCGCCTGCAATAACACACCCTACATGAGAAGGATCAATAAATAAATCAAAATTGATATTATTAATTGTGCGGCTACCACTAATGCAAATTATAGGTTTACTACTCTTGGGCATCTGGTTCACCAAGGTTCTTATGAACTACATACTCATTACCCTGATCAACTAACATTACTTCACCCTCAATTGTGTACATAGGACAAATATCACCAGTTTCTGTTACTGCATAATAAACACCAGTATTTTTATTAAATACTGTATAAATTTTATATGGACTATAACCGCCCCAGTGTTCTGAATTTTCAATAGCATTAGGAGGATAAGGAATATTTCAAATAAGTTTTTGTATACCAACAAAAACTGATATAGTTAAAAGAACGATTGAAATAATAAGAACAACTCATTTAAATTTTTTAATATTCATAATTAATCCAATCCTATAGTAAGAAATATTAAAAGACATCATATTAACATTATACAAATAAATATTAATATTTGTTCTATATCTCACATAAAAAAGATATTACATAGGAGCATTAAAATAATTGCATATAAAAAAATATTAATATTTTCTCCATATTTCATATAAAGTTTATTAATCAAGTCTTTCATATGCAAATCCTCCATCTGTAGTGTAATAAATATTGCGGATTCCAAGATTCTTTAATGCGGCCATGCAAGCTGCACAAGGACGAGCTGTTCCACGTTGTTGAGGAAGTCCAGGAGCTATACGATATACGTATACATTTACATCTTTCCAATCTACCTGAATCCCAACAGGATAGGGAATAGCATTAATTGCGGCCATTTCTGCATGTATTGTATGCGCACATGGCTTTGATCCCCTACGGAATTGACGATACTTATGATTATAATACTTTTGTCTTGGATGTGTCTTGCTGCTATTGGACGCCGCGCTAAGAATATGATGCTTATATGTAATTACACATCCAAGATGAAAATGATCAAAGTCAGAAGTTTCTGCAACTTCCTTGGCCTTTTCAAACATACGCTCGTCAAACTTAGATAGCCTTGCCATAAATAAATCTCTTTCTTAATAAAGGTTGTACTCAGTTAGATCTTCAAAGAAAGTGTCATTCTCAAGAAAAGCATCCCAATCAATAAAAGCTCCATTATTAAGAAAACGAAGCGCATGCTGAATACCTTCCTTTTCAGAATCCGCGCAAATAATATGGATTCCAGCACGCATTTCTATATGACCATCATAATCAACGAGAGCATCCCAATGCATCTTAAAAGTCATTTTAATTTCCTTTCTTTGACTTTCTATAATTATATTATATCACATTGGAATAAAATTTGTCAATATTAATTTTGGTGCTCAATTAGAAAATCATACAGTTCTGCAGCAGTATGAATTTCATAGTCTATTCCATCCCAATGAACAATTGGATCATTATAAGGAAAATGTCCTCGACCATAATCAGTCTCAATACAAAACCAACTAACCAAATGAAGATTATCACTCAATGCAATTTCAAGAGTTTCCATTAATTTAGTTTCTGTATCTGTATCTGAAAAAGCATAACCATCTATAAAATCACCACGGCCATATTCTTCTACAATATTATTAATGCGGCGAGCCATATCATCTGCTTCCCGCAAAGTCTCAATACAAGCTACGAAATGTTCTTTAGTAATAATAGGATTAGTCATTAAAATTCCCCTCTCCGTGATATGATGTATAACCTAGACCTTCTAGTAACCGACGATCTGTGTTCAGTTTTTGAAGAAGTCTACTTGCAGAAAGATCAATCTTTCCATCGTAATCCATAATTACATCTTCTTTTGGTTGGATAAATTGATGATCATTTGCCCAAGGTTCATAAAGAAAACGTCGATTAAATTTAGGAAGATTAGCGAAAACAGTACCAAGATTTTTATCAGTAATAGGTTGATAATTTATTACATGAATAGAAACACATACATGATTAATATCTTGAAGCTTTGCGGAATGTAGATGACCATGTACATTAATACTATCATACCACACCGCAACAGGATAATGACTTACAACTAGCTTCTGAGATAGATAAACAGGATAAAGAAATACTTGGTCGAAATATTTTTCAAAATAAGAAAGATCAGCCTGTGCATCATGATTTCCATAAACGAAATAAGCTTTAGCTCCAGTTTGTTTAATCCAATTTACTGTATCAAGATATTCAGTTTCAAGATTACCAAAATCTCCAAGATTCCACACCTCGTCACCTGGTCTTAGTTTGTGGCAAAGGCTAGAAATTACAGTTTTAATATATCTATCATGTTCTTCTATTGTTCTAAATTGTGTACGTTCAAAATTAATAATACCACGACCATTCCAGTAATGACCAAAATGCAGATCAGAAAGAAAATATTTCAAATATATCACCTACTTACTAAGAAAATTTTTGCGCCAAATACGACGGAGCTCTTCATCTGATGCATCATAGCCACGATTTACTTTAACAAAATGCTCTTCTCCATCATAACGATAGTGCCAGGGAGAATCAAAGTTCCAAGATTCATACAATTTCTTATAAAAACTATTCTGTCCAACGTCCTTAGAACGACGGACTTTTCGAGCTGCGAACTTCTTGCCCCGGCTTTTCCACACAGGACCATACTCAGAATCAAAAACAAAATGTTTACGATAACTGCGGCTCATGTTAACACCTTTCTTTTTTGTTTAATTATATTATATCATATAAAAAACAAATTGGCAAGTTTTATTTTTTATCACAGTTATCAATCTTCGCGTTCTCAAGCAGTTAAATCATCATCAGCTTTAATTTGACTTTCACAATCCTTCTTCCATAAACAGGTTAAACATGCGGGCTGCTTTAAATAAAACATACTTTCACCAAGACAATCTGGATAATCTTCTTCATAATAATATTCCATATATACTTCTTTCTCTTATATATTATATTGGTTTTATAAATTATAGTATATCTCAATAATCTTGTCAATAGTAAATTTTTCTTGACACACAATAATGTATTGTATATAATAATTATAAAGAAAAATGGAAGGAGTATGTAAATTGAAAAAGATAATTATGTTTATTGGTTCTCCAGGAATGAACAATATGGAGCTTGCTCATTATCTTCAAGTAACTAAATATCCTAAATCAATTATTATAGATAGATATGATAGTTGACTTAAATATCCAGAAGAAAGATATAGTTCTGATGTAGTTGAATATGATTTATATGAAACTATTACTAGAGCTTTAAATGATACAGATACAGTTATGATTATTGCTCCTTTTGTTCTTAAAATTGATAGAGATAATTTCTTTTTATATATTAAAGATACTATCCAAGAGAAGATAGAATTAATTGGAGTATGAGTTGAGAGAAAATATGAAGATTTAAAGATTCTGCGGCAACTGCGTTTACCTTATAGGCAAGTACCAGAAGAAACTTTTGAATACCTATATAAATATAGAGAATCTCCTTCCCCAGATGAACCTTTTGATGATATTGTATATATCACGAGAGAAATTAATACTGGTATGAGTAAAAATAAACCTTATATTACAGATATATTAACAGCTTTAGATAGAATTTAAGGAGTTACTATGACCGTTAAAAATATAGATTCGATAGAAAGCTATCCTGAAAACTATGATTCTTTAGGAGAACAGTATCAAGAAAGAATTATTACACTAATGAATACCCGACAAAAAGTTGCAGATGAATATTGAAGAATATGTAAAGATTCATATGAAAATATTGAAGAATTAGATGAATATAAATATACTTTCACCACGCTTTTAGACAAAGAACTTAATGAAAAATTAGCTGCTTACAATGCCGCAATTAACTTTTTGACAGGAATGAAAATAGCTTATGCTTCTCTTGGAATTAAAGTAGAATACAATTGGCCTAATCATAAAAACGAATGGTTTCTTGCCACAAGAGAAGACGCAGAGAACTATGAGAATGTACCAGAGGAATCTGATGAAGAACCTATTAATCAAAACACATTACTTTCATACGGAGATGTTGGAATTTAATATTGACAATCCTTATTTTTTATATTACAATAATATAAAGAAAGGAGAATTTTATGTCAATAAAAAGAAAAATTTTTTCTGAATATATAACGCAAGTTAAAGAAGATATGCCAGGTACTTGCACTTATCAGAATGCAGAAAAAATTATTCGAGGTTATGATTGTAAATATCTTTCTGTTCCTCGTTTAGAAACTGAACCTATATTATGTCTTTTACATAAACGAGAAACAACACCTAATTGTTATTGTTGTTGAGCAGAACAGCGTTCTGTTTTAAAAGAATTTAGATATGGAGATCAAACCATTCCAAAATACAGATAAGGAGTACATATGTTTGTCAATGATATGGTTAAAACTTATGGATATACTCGTGATAGATTAAATCATTTTATTTTTTCTATTTATAATCCCGCAACCACAGAATGGGTTACAATTAAACATCCGACTGCAGATGAATATGTTTATCTTTGTGACCGTCTTGTTGTTGATTGGATGGTCGATTTAGATGAAGAAGATGAAATAAATATTACTGTTTATATGATTCCGCAAGATTATGAAGTTTTTCGTAAATATATAACAAAAGAAGGAGGCATTTAAATATGCGCAAACCTATTCAAGCATACGACAAAGATCATCGAGCTTTAGTAGAAGATCGATCTGTTGTTCGTTATGAAGATACTCTTTGGCTTTATCATGGAGGTTGGGTAGACACTGAAACCGGTAAAGTTAAGATTCTTATTTCAAGTCGTAAGACTGGTAAAATGAGATTGGTACATGATCGTCATCGTAAAGATATTACACTTGAATTTACAATTAATTAACTTAATTTTTAATCCCGTTGAGATTTATTTTAAATCTTGACGGGATTTTTTATTTATGGTATAATTATAGTAGAATGAAAGGAGGGTTAATGGATAACCTTTATAAAGAAGATAGTATTGAATCTTTGTCCCCTCGTGAACACGTACGTTTGCGGCCAGGCATGTATGCTGGCGATACCAGTGATGCTACTCAACTTGCAATTGAGATTCTTGGTAATGCAATTGACGAATATAATATTGGTCATGGTAACACTATTGATGTTATTGTTAATAAAACTCTAGTGTCTATTATGGATCAAGGACAAGGATTCCCAATTAATGTTATGCGCGAAGATGGAGAGACTGTCCTGCAAGCATCCTTTGATGTTATCAATACTTCTGGTAAATATCGTGATGATGGAGTGTATGAAGGTACTGCAATTGGCTTAAATGGTATTGGTAGTAAACTTACTAACTTTTTAAGTCACAATCTTTCTGTAGTCTCTTGGAATGCAAAAGGTGAATATGAAATGATTCACTTTTCTGAGGGAGAATTTGTTACACGAGAGACTGGAAAAGAAAATCATCACAGTGGCACATTGGTAACTTTTTCTCCTAGTGAAGAGTTCTTTGATTCTCCACAGGTAAATCAAAAAAAGTTGCTTAACTTTTGTGAAGATATTACTTGTCTATGTCCAGGGTTAACTATTAATTTTAATGGTACAGATATTAAACATGAAAATGGAATACAAGATCTACTAAAGAAGCATCTTGGAAAAGAGATTGAGATTATCAATAATCCTCTAATTATCCAAGAGAAGAAAGATAAGCAAGCGATTTCTCTTGCTATGAGTTATACTACTCGTGGTAGTTCTACTATTGTTCCTTATGTTAATTGTGGACTTACATCCGCGGGACCTCATATTACTTCAATTAAGTCTACAATTACTCGTATACTTAATAAGTGGGCAAAAGAACAGAATATACTTAAAGCAAAAGATAAGAATCTTGATGGTGCATCTTTGCAAGAAGGTATGATACTTGTAGCTAACATTACTGCAGAAGGTGTATCATATGATGCACAGGTTAAATCTACTATTACAAAAATTGATACAAGTTTTATATCTTCTACTCTTGGAGAACAACTTGAAATTTGGCTTGACAATAATATTGAAGATGGAAAAAACATTATTGAAAAAGCTCTTGTTGCTCGCAAAGCTGCAGAAGCCGCAAAGAAAGCTCGAGAGCGTGTTAAGGCTAAAGCTGCGACTCCTGTAAAGGCTAAAGCAATTCAACTTCCTACTACTCTTACGGATTGTTGGAGTAAAAATCGTAGTCAATGTGAGCTATTTGTCTGCGAGGGTAAATCAGCAGCCGCGGGTTTGGTAGCTGGACGAGATAGTGAGACTCAAGCTATCTATGGTGTTCGTGGTAAAATGCTTTCTGTTCTTAAAACTGCTGCAAGTAATATTTATAAGAATCAAGAGATTAATAATCTTGTTCAAGCTCTTGGACTTGACGTAGATGAAAAAACTTGTAAACTTGTATATGACGAAAAGAAACTTCGTTATGGTAAGATCATTGCCGCGGCCGACGCAGATTTTGATGGTTTTGCAATTGAAAATCTTTTGTTTAATATTCTTTGGTATATGTGTCCAGAACTAATTACTAATGGTCATGTATATTCTGCAGTTCCTCCACTGTTCCGCGTAACTACTAAGAAGAACGAATATGTTTACTTGCGGGATGCAGAAGCTCTTGCGGCATATCAAAAGGAACATGGAGCACAAGTTCAGTCCATCGGCCGCCTAAAGGGTCTTGGTGAGCAGGACAGTGACGAGCTTAGTTATTGTCTACTTGATCCTGAGACTCGCAATGTACTTCAACTTAAAGTTGAAGATTATGGTAAGACCGATAAAATGTTCCAAGATCTATACGGTAAGCGAGTAGAACCTCGTGTTCAGTTCCTCGCACAACATCTAGAGGAGGCCCGAGTTGATTAATGAAATTGACATTATCAGTGAGGTTCAACAGAACTTTATTGATAGTAGTTATGATACTAATACCAATCGTGCATTCCCAGATATTCGCGATGGTTTAAAGCCTGGACAACGAGCTTGTCTTTGGGAAATGTATACTAAAAAATATACTAGCAAAAAGCCCCATGTAAAATCTGCGAAGATTTCTGGCGGAGTTGCAGCTCTATGGTGGCCACATGGTACTACTGCAATCTATGAGACTTTTGCTCGTATGTCCCAACCTTTTACAAATAATATACCGGAGGTAGATTTTCATGGATCAAATGGTAACATCATCCTCGGAGGGGATGCAATCGCCGCAGATCGATACACAGAAGCTCGACTCAGCCCAATTGTTGAATGTGGAATGTTGTCTGGAATCAATAAGAGAGTGGTTCCAATGCAAGCCAATTTTAGTGAAGACGATGAGTGGCCGCGAGTTTTTCCAGCAGTATTCCCAAGACTTCTCGTCAACGGAGCTCAAGGAATTGGAGTTTCTCTATCGAATGTGTGGCTCCCGCACTCCTTCAGTGAGTCCGCAGAATTGCTCCTTCGTTATATTAAAACAGGAGAACTAGATGAAGATAATTTTTATCCTGACTTCCCCACTGGTGGAACAATTATTAATAAAGATGAACTTGCCACAATTAATAAGACAGGTCGAGGTAAAGTTATAGTTGAAAGTAAGTTTACTGTTTCTGGGCAAGAAATTGATTTTTATGAATTACCTTATCAAGTCTTTATTGAGCCTGTAATTGATGAAATTAAAAAAGCCATTGACGAAGAAAAAGTCACTGGTGTTGCAGATGTTTATAATAAATCTGATAAAAAGCGTATCTCTCTTGTAGTTACATGTATACCAGGAGTTGAACCTTATAAAGTTGTTGCTCAATTATTTGCGGCTACCAATCTACGCAAACAATTTAATGCTAATCAAAATGGAATTATTAGTAAAACTCCTATTATGATTACGTTAAAGAAATATGTTGATACATATATTGAGCATAATACTGGTTGTATTAAAAAAGAATATGAATATGATCTTGCGGCTGCACGTAAGAGAATCCATATTCTTGAAGGATTATCAATTGCTCTTGAGAATATTGATAATGTTCTTGCTCTTATTAAACAGAGTGAAAACAAAGCGATTGCCGCAGTTAATCTTTGTGAAAAGTATCATCTAAGTAGAGAGCAAGCTGATGCTATTCTCGCTATGACTTTAAGCCGTCTTACTCATATGGATCAAATTGCTATTAACAAAGAACTCCAAGAGAAGAAAGAGTTGGCTTTAATCTGTCAAGAAGTAATTGAGTCTTATCAAAAACAAAAAGATATTCTCTCTGAGAGATTGCGGGATCTTGTTAAGAAATTTGGAGACAAGCGCCGCACAGCTGTAATTCAAAAAGATATTCCTAAAACATCTACGGCTCGCAAAGCTAAAGAGCTTATCATTGAAGATGTTATTGTCACTCGTACAATGCAAGGATATTTGAAGAGCACTCCTGTAAAAGCTTATCGTGAAGCTAGAGTTAATATTGAAAAGGTCAAAGCCCGCACAGATGATATACTTTTACTATTCTCTTCTCTTGGAAAATTATATCGTCTAAAAGTTAGTGAGATTAAACAATGTGCGGCGGGTGATAAGGGTACTGCTCTTGGAGCAATCCTTACTCTTGATCCAACTGAAAAGATTTTGTTTATGACTAATATGAATATTGATCAGAAACATCCTTATATTACGGGAGTAACAGAACAAGGTCTTGTAAAGAAATCAGATAAGACTATCTTTATTGGTAGCATCCAGAATAAACGTGGTATGAAATGCGCTGGACTTAATGAAGGAGATAAATTCATTTGGTTTGGTGAGACTAATGGCGATCATATGGTTCTTTATACTGAAAATCATATGGGTATCCAATTTAAACTTGATGAAATTAATCCTGTAGGTAAAACAGCTAAAGGTGTTAAAGGTATTAATCTTGGAGATACAGATAAAATAGCTAGGGTCACTGTAGGGCCTGAGTCCAAGAAATTACCGGTACAGCATAGAGCTGGAAAAGGAATTAAGCTCTCCTAAAAAAGGGACTTTACAAGTCCCTTTTTTTATTATATAATATTATTAAAAGAAAGGAGAATTTATGAGTGAACTTTATCCTGGCAGCTATCAATTAGAGCCTATGAAATATAATGGTAAACCATCACAAGCTCTTATTGATGAAGCTTTTAAAGGTAATGGCAAATGGGTAGCCCAGCAGAAGTATGATGGTGCTCTTTATATGCTAGAAAAAATTGATAATGATCATATTTATTTGTTCGCAAGAACTAAATCTCGTAAGACAGGTGAACTTGTTGAGAAAAGTGCTAATGTTCCGCATATAGTAGAATGGGCCAAATCTCTTCCAGATGATACCGTTTTGCTAGGAGAAATTTATGTTCCTGGTGGTAAGAGCAATGATGTAACAAAAATTATGGGATGTACTCCAACCAATGCTATTGCTAGACAAAAGGGCAAAGGCTATGGTGGATTTATACATTATTATGTTTTTGATTGCATTCGTTTTAATGGCATTGATCTTTGCAATACTGGATTTGTAGCTCGTTTTAAAAAATTCCAAGACTGGTTCTATACTCAAGATATTAGTGTTTACGTAGAAATGTCTCATGTTTATACTGAGAATTTTGAAGAAAGACTTCATAGTATTCTTGCTGATGGCGGCGAAGGTATGGTATTTAAAAAGTTTGATGCCGTATATGAGCCAGGCAAGCGTCCAACTCGTACTTATTTCAAAATGAAACAACATATGGATAGTCTTGATCTAGTGTGCATTGGACTTGAAGATCCAATCCGAATCTATACGGGCAAAGAAATTGAAACTTGGCAGTATTGGATTCAGCGTGGCGAACAAGATCAAAATGGTGCATATCAATGGCATGATTATTATGGTTATCATTATAAAGATTATCAGTATAATCCGCATCTTTGGGAACCTGTAACCAAGCCTTGGTTCTTCGGCTGGAAAAATGCTATGACACTTGGTCTTTATAAAGACGGACAACTTGTAGAAATTGGTAGAGTAGCTTCTGGACTTACTGATGCTATACGTGAAGATATGGCAAATAATCCAGACAATTACATTGGACATGTTGTAGAAGTAGAATGCATGTCTACTACTAAGGATGGAGCATTGCGGCATCCTGTGTTTATTCGCATGCGAGACGACAAAGCTCCTGAGGATTGTAAATATGAGGAGGTGTTTAATGTATAACGTAGAAGAAGCCTATATGGCAACTATTAAATCTGGAAGTGAGCAATTTAAAAAGCTTTTAACTTATACTAAAAAGCAGATTCAGTCAGCTATCAAAAAAGGTATTTTTGCAACCGCTCTTGATCTAGGGCATAATATTTATCCTGTGCATGACATTGATCGGCTACAAGAGTTTTTACTTTTCTTAGGATATAAAGTTGAACGCACAGAATATACTAATGATATTACTCGGCTTTATATTCAGTGGACAGAAACTGAGTTTAAAAAATATCTTGACAATCAATAAAATAAATGATATAATTTAATTAAAGAAGTTAAGAAAAAAGTTCTTGACTTTTTATCAAATAAGTAGTATAATATATTAAGAAATAAAATAAAAGGAACAAAGTTCCAAAAGAGAGAAAAGGAGTCTCATTATGGCTAAACTATTTTCTGATAAAGCTCAGGCAGTTCTCGGTTTCCTCCAGGCTCATGAGGGCGAGGATCTAACTTCTAAGGACATCGCAGCCGCTCTCGAGATCGAGGGTCGTTCTATTACAGGTGTTCTTAATGGTCTACAGCGCAAGGGTCTTGTTGTTCGTGAGGTTGTAGAGGGCCAGAAGGATAAGCTCATTCGTCTTACTGCTGATGGTGTTACTGCCGATCCCAATGCAGACAAAGAGTAATTAGATTATATAAAGAGATAAAAGGAGAGCGGAGGTAGGAGTAATCTTATCTCCGCTATTTTATTATGAATTGAGATAATCTAATTCCCATTATTATTTTTATTTTATATGCACTTGTTGGATGATTCTGTTATTGACTTGGTTGTGAAACAGTTCAACCTATTGAAGATATTAATGATAGAATTTTAGAGAGAAGAAAAGAATTAGAAGATGATATTTTCTCTTTAAAAAATGAAGAAAAAGAACGTATAGAACGTAATAATATTTTAGATGAAGAGTTTGATCAAATTGGTAAAAAATTAGCTGAAAAAAGAAATGAAAAAATTTTACTTGATAATGAATTACTTTTAAAACAGCAACAAAAAGAAGAAGTTCAAGATTTTATAGATCAGTCTGAAAAATTAGCTAATGAAAAAGCTGATGCTATATATCAAAAAAGACTTTTAGAATTAGAAAAAGACTTTAAAGATTCAAAAGAATATTATACAACAACATTAAACACTTTAACAGAATATATTCAAACTGAAAAAGAACAATTGGAATCTTTAAAAGCAACACGCACGGCCGCAATTGAAGCAGCTAAAAGAGAAAAAGAAATTCAAGAAGATAAAGATGATTATTGTCTTGTTCTTCCAATAGAATATAGAAATGATGTAAAAATTTTACGAAGTGTAAGTGAACAAATTGCAAAACCTAGATCTATTTTAATGGCTATTTGACAAGCATATTATGCACCTTTAGCTAAAAAGAAATTCCCACAAATATTAAATAAAACTGATGTATGCGGCATCTATAAAATTACAAATCAAGAAACCGGTGAATGTTATATAGGTCAAGCTGTTGACATACGCCGCAGATGAATGGATCATTGTAAAGCTGGATTAGGTATCGATACGCCGCAAGGTAATCAATTATATGCCGCAATGCTAGAATATGGATTAGATTCTTTTTCCTTTGAACTTCTCTTGGAATGTGAATCTAGTCAATTAAATGAAAAAGAAAAATATTTTATTGAATTATATAATTCAGATGCTATTGGATATAATATGAATAAAGGAGTAAAATAATGGTTAATTTTCAAACAATAGAAGTTGCGGGATTTGCACCTGCAATTATGGGTATGCGTCATCCATTAAAGTCTTATGATAAGGCAGATAGTTCTTATGATGAAGAAGGCATCCTTCATATTGGACAAAACGATTATGATTTAGCTAAACGACTTTGTCAAGCAGGAGGTCCTGAGCATGCAAAGTTCCTTCGACAGATTGAAGTGTGAGTAAATATTACTGCACCAAGATTTTGGTGGCCTGAATTTGATACTTATAAAATTGGTACAACAGCTAATAGTCAATCTACAATGCATACGCTTATGCGAGATGGGGTTAAACCAGAAGATATTTATTTTATTTTTGGTGAAGATGAAATTGCTAATAATGCTATGCTTACTTATATTCAAGCAATTAATGATCTTATTGACCTTTATAAACAGCTAGAACCTGGTGATATTAAAGAACAATATTTCGAGAAGATTAAAGCTATGCTTCCTGAAGGTTTTCTCCAGACTCGTATGGTAAGTCTTAATTATCAAGTTCTTCGTACCATGTATAATCAGCGTAAGAGTCATCGTCTCTCTGGATGGAATACTGATTTTGTAAATTGGGTTAAAATACTTCCAGTTTCTGAGTGGATTACAGGTGATTTTCCTGAGTCGGAAAATGTAGTTGACGGGCAATAAAAAATATATTATAATATAATTGTAATAAAGAGACAAGAGAAAGAGAGAAATTTTATATGCGACAGAATAAAAATGTAGTTTATGTAGAGGGTTATGTTTATAATTATAGTCTCTTTGCAAACGTAGCAGGTCCGAATAGTAAGAATCCTGGTCAGGAGTATATCAACGGTACTGTTAACATTGCAACTGACGAGGATGGTATTAATATCGTAAGTGTTCGTTATACTTATGTTATTCCGACTTGGAAGAGTGGTAAGGAGAATGAGACTTATACTATTCTTCAGGCTCTTCTAAATGGTGCTCCTACTTGGGAGAAGGATGGTAAGGACAAGGCGACTAAGCTTCGCATTCAGGGTGATGTAGAAGTTAATGATTTTATGGGTCGCGATGGTAACATGGTTGAAACCAAGCAAGTTCGTGGTGGTTTCACTCATTATGCAAATGATGGATTCCGTGATAAGCGTAATAACTTTGAGACTGATATGCTTATTACAAGTGCAGTTCGTGTAGAAGTCGAAAATGGAAAAGATTATATGAACCTTTCTGGTTATGTATTTAATTTCCGTAATGACTTTATTCCTGTAACTTATACTCTTAATAACGAAGCTGGTATCAAGTATTTTGAGAGTCTTGATATTTCAATGAACACCCCTTATTATACTTATGTTTGGGGTAAGATTGTTTCTTCCACTCAGCGTATTGAGAAGCAGGTAGAGACTGCTTGGGGAGCTCCGCAAGTTGAATATACTACTCGTACTCTTCGTATGTGGGAAGTTGAAGGATGCTCACCTGAGTCTTACGAATTTGATGATGATTCTACAATTACTCTTGCAGAGTTTAAGCAGGGTCTTGCAAATCGTGAGCAGCAGAAGGCAGAAGCTAAAGCTCGTCAGGAAGCTCGTAATGCTTCTACCACCGGTAAATCTGGATTCCCCGCAACTACTGATGCGGATCTACCTTTCGGTGCTCCGACTTCTTCTTCTCCAACTGCAGCTTCTAACTTCAAGTTTTAGGAGGTAACTACATATGGCGATTGACATTTTTGCAATTAAACCACATGAGGTCAGTCGCGACCTCTGTGGTTACACTGTTCTTCTTTATGGTCAACCTAAGACCGGTAAAACCACAACCGCGGCTCAGTTCCCGCAAGCACTTCTTTGTGCATTTGAAACTGGTTATCTTGCTATTCCTGGTGTAATGGCACAGCCAGTAAATAAATGGTCTGAGTTTAAGCAAATTCTAAAGCAGCTTGATTCAGATCAAGCACGTCAGCAATTTAAAAATGTAATTGTTGATACTGTAGATATTGCATATGATCTTTGTGAGAAATATATTTGTAATCAAAATGGTGTTTCAACTGTAGGTGATCTTGCATATGGTAAAGGCTATGCTCTTGCAAAGAAAGAATTTGATGAAGCTCTTCGCAAGATTCCTCAAATGGGATATGGTCTTGTAATGATTTCTCATGCGCAAGATAAGACTTTTAAGGATGAAAATGGCGATGAATACCAGCAAATCGTTCCTACTCTTGCAAATCAGCCTCGTCTTGTAGTTGACCGTATGAGTGATATTATTGGTTATGCACATCCCTTCCAAGAGGAAGATGGAACTGTTCATACCACTCTATTTATGCGCGGTACCCCTCGGTTTGTAGCTGGTTCTCGATTCAAATATACACCTGATAGTATCGAGTTTAGTTATGATAACCTCGTTAATGCAATTGGTGATGCAATCGATCGGCAAGCAAAAGATTTCGGAGGACAATACGTAACCGATGCCCCTACTCAAGCTCATGTCGCAGAACCAGAACTTGATTTTGACGCGCTTATGGCTCAGTTCAATGAACTCGTATTTAAGATTCAAAATGCAACTGGTGGAGCATTTGGTACGACATGGGCACCTCGCATTGTAGCTATTACAGATAAGTATCTAGGTAAGGGCAAGAAAGTTTCTGAAATGTCTCGTGATCAGGTAGAACAACTTGTACTTATTGTAGATGATCTTACGGAAGCTGTTGGTAATGGACTATAGAATGAATGTTGGTAATGAGCTTGCTCAAATAAAAAATTGTAAAACTATAGATGAAATTAAAAAATTTCTTGAAGATCATAATTTAAAATTTGATCATTGGTATCTTGATACAAGCACTTCTGAGAATACAGATACAAAAGGATTATATGTAGTTGCTTATTATCAAGATATTGATGGAGTATTCATTCAAATTAGTTTTAATTTTTAGGGGTAGACAACTAACGGGGAGTTAGGACCGCCTGCTAAGCGGATCGTACTCTGAAAAGAGTATTGGTGTCGGATACCAGTTGCCCCGCCAGATTATTTCAGCCGTTCTCTTCGGAGAGCGGCTTTTTTATTTGACAGAAACAAAAATATATGTTATAATAAATTAATAAAAATATCTATGAAAGGAGTGTAATGGCAAAATTAGCACCTGTTAAATGCCCTTATTGCGGCCAGTCCTTTCAGAGAGAAACTACAGAATTTGTTCAGCTTGGCCGCAGATATGCTCATAAAGAATGTGTAGATATGGTAAAACAAATTCATGATTATATGCAACATAAATTGGGAGAAGGATATTCAAAAACAAAAGTTGAAACTCAAATTAAAAATTTTGTTTCAAAAGAAGGAATGAGTATTGATTCTATATATAAAACATTAATATATTGGTATGATGTTAAAAAATCATCAACAGATCAAGCGAATGGTGGTATTGGTATTGTACCATATGTATATAGTGAATATTTAACTTATGCAAAAAATCAATATGAAAATTCTCAAATAAATAAAAATAAACATATTGATGATTTTGTAGGAAAGACTCCAACAGAAATAACTGCTAAAGCAACTCCAATTAGAAAACCGCGACATGTCAAGTTTTATGAACTTAGATAGGAGGTATACGTTTGAATGAACTTAAATATGTAGATACTCCTGCTACAGTTCAAGTGCTTGGATGTATTATTAATAATCTTGATATATTGAATGATTCAAGATATGAATTATTTGATGATGATTTTCCAAAAGGGTTTCATAGAACATTATTCTCTGCATTAAGTAATCTTGCGATGCTTGGTACAGAATATATTACTCCGCAAACATTAGAAGATTATTTAAGTGATAAACCACAAAGTTATGCAGAGTATAAAGCAGGAGATGGTCCAAGGTTTGTTAAATCATGTATGGCAAATGCAGATTTTCAAAATTTTGATTATTATTATAATCGAATTAAAAAACTTACATTGATGCAAACATATTGGGATGTAGGATTAGATGTATCTTGGTTATATGATCCAGACGAATTAGATATATCCAAGAGAGAACAACAGAATAAATATTTTGATAGTTTATCTTTGACTCAGATTGCGGACGCCGTAGATAATCTAATGCTTAAAGTTAGAGCTGAATATGTAGATCATACTACAGATGAAAGCATGTCAGCTTCCGCAGGTATTGATGAACTATTTGATTCTCTTGGAAAAGATCCAGATGTTGGACAACCAATGTATGGTAGTATGATTAATACAATTACACGAGGGATGAGACTTGGAAAATTTTATTTGCGGTCAGCCGCAACTGGTGTAGGTAAAACAAGAACAATGGTTGCAGATTTTTGTAATTGTGGATGTAATAAAATTTGGAAAGATGGAGAATGGGTAGACAATGGACTTGCATTTCCTTCGTTCTTTTTAAGTACAGAGCTCGAGCTCGATGAGATACAAACAATGATGGTAGCTTTTCTTGCAAATATTAATGAGGAAAATATTCTTAATAATACGCTTAGTTTTGAAGAAAGAGAAAGAATAAAAGTTGCAATAGAAATTATTAAAGAATCTCCATTGTATATTGAAGTTATACCAGATTTTAGTCTAAAAGATATTGAAAATGCAATTAAAAGAAGTATTAGAATTTATTCTACTCAATACTTTTTTATTGATTATATTCATACTTCAATGAAAATTCTTGAAGAAATTACTAAAAGATCTGGTGGAGTGAGACTTCGAGAAGATAATATTCTTTTCTTATTAAGTGTAAAATTAAAAGAAATTGCAACAGAATATAATGTATTTATTTTAAGTAGTACGCAGTTAAATCAAGATTGGAAATCCGCAGATATTCCAGATCAAAATCTTCTTCGTGGTGCAAAGAGTATCGCAGATAAAATTGATACAGGTATGTTATTATTAGATGTAACAGAAGAAGATAAAGAAAAATTACAAAGTGTAGTTGGTAACAATGGTATGGGGATGCCGAATGTAAAAATGTCTATTTACAAAAATCGTAGAGGTTCTTATAATAAATGTTATCTCTGGATGTATGCAGATAAATCTACATGTCGATTTGACGGAGCATTTTGTACAGATTATAATTATGAATTAATTCCAATTACAGATACAAGAATCCATATGAGAGTGTAGGATAATAATATGATTGATACAAGATTATGTAAATCAGAAGAAGAATTACTATTAGCGATGCAATATGAAAAAGATAAAGTATTATTATCCCAACATCGATCTAAGTTATTTAAATTAAAAGCACAATTGCAAAATTTAGATTATTTAATTTTCTATGAACAATCAACTATAAATAAGTTAGAAGAAGATATTAATAATTTTAAAAAACAATATGGCTATATGATAGTAAAAGAAGGAGGGGATGTATCATATCTTACGACAAAGAGTTAGTTAAAGAACAAATTGAATTAGAAGATGTATATAATTTGTTAGACTTTTTTGATGCAGAACCTCAAATGTTTAATACTTATATTATCGCAAGAACAATTTGTCATGGTGGCGATAGCCATAAACTTTATTATTATGAAAACACTCAATTATTTAAATGTTATAGTGATAGTTGTGGTAGTTTTGATATATTTGAATTAGTTCAAAAAGTAGAAGATATTAAAGATTTAAATGCCGCAGTATTTTATATAGTAAATTTCTTTAATCTTCAATCTAAAATTGATGAAGTAGATGAAGATTTTGATTTAGATACATCTAAATATATTGCACAAGTTACTAAATTAGCGCAATTAGATGGATATAAAAAAGATAAAGTTATATTACCAGAATTTCCTATGGATATGTTAGATCATTATCCGCAACCAGAAATATTAAATTGGACTAGAGAAGGTATATCTCACGAAGTGTGTAATTATATGGGAATTAAATATGATCCTGTAAATGGAAATATTTTAATTCCTCATTATGATGAAGATAGTAGATTAGTTGGAATTAGACAACGTACATTAGTCCAAGAGCAAGAAATATATGGTAAATATAGACCCGCGCGAATACAAGGTAAACTTTGTAACCATCCTCTAGCATTTAATCTTTATGGTTTTAATCAAGCACGGCCGCAGATTAAACAAGCTCAATTAGCGATTATAGTTGAAGGTGAAAAATCAGTTTTGCAATATATGTCATACTTTGGAACAAAGTCAAACATATGTGTAGCTGTATGCGGCAGTTCAATATCTCAATATCAATTTCAACTTCTCTTGGATGCAGGGGTTAAAGAAATTGTATTAGGATTTGATAAAGATTTTCAAGAAATGCGTGGAAAAGAATATGATGATGTTGTTAAAAAAATTGACAACATTTATAATAAATATAAAAATAGAATTACAATTAGTGTATTATTTGATAAATGGAATTTATTAGGATATAAAAACTCACCATTGGATTGCGGAAAGGAGGAATTCTTATATCTATGGAGGAACAGAGTTATGTGTTAAAATATAGAGAGAAGCATCCTAGATGTAGATATTGTTTGTTTAAAAAACATATTACTCCACCCGCAGGCAATTGTTGCGGATATAATAAATGTATTCTTAAAGATAGACGTTTAACAGAATGAGATTTTATATTTTGGATATGGCAAGGATGCTTTTGCAAATGGTTTAAACCAAGGGAGGATGACATTGATATATAAATTATTTAATGAACCTACTCAAGGAACAATGCGGCAGATTTTATATAACCGTGGGATTAAAACAAAAGAAGATCAGGACAAATGGATTAATGCTAATTATTGAACAGATGTAAATTCTCCTTTTGCTTTTGGTGAAGATACTGTTATGAAAGCTGTTGAGTTTATGCGCACTTATGTTATGCTTCATATGCCTATTACAGTAGTTGTAGATGCAGATGCAGATGGTTTTACAAGTGCCGCAATCTTTTTAAATTATATGTATGATTTATATTCTTATAATCAGAGTAAAGCAGAAACTCTTACTAAATTACGTTATATTCTACATAGTGGAAAACAGCATGGACTAGAAGATGTTATAGATCAACTTTTAGAGGATGATTCAAGTCTTATTGTAATTCCAGATGCAGGAACCAATGATGTTGAACAAATGCAAAAATTAATTGATGCTGGAAAAACCATTCTTTGTATGGATCATCACGAATCGGATAATTGGCTTAAACATGACAGATGTGTAATTATTAATAATCAAATTTGTGATTATCCAAATAAAGATTTATCTGGAGCTGGTGTAACTTGGCGTATTTGTCGAGCATATGATATGGTTATGGGATTAACTGATCTTGAGGGATGGCCTGGTGCTTTACAATACGCTGACCTCGCAGCACTTGGTAATCTTTCTGATATGATGGATTATCGTAGTGTAGAAACTAAAGCTATTATTGATATGGGTTTACAAAATATTAAAAATCCTTTTTTCTATTATATGTGCGAGAAAAATAAATTCAGTATTGATAAAATGGGCGGAATTAATTATATGTCAATGGCATTTTATGTTACTCCATTTATTAATGCTATTGTTCGTTCTGGTACAATGGAAGAAAAAGATTTAGTTTTTAAATCAATGTTAAAGTTTTATGCTTTTGATAAGATTGAGAGTGGTAAACGTGGTCACAAAGGAGAATTGGTACCAAGAGTTGAAGAAGCAGTTAGAATTGCAGCTAACGTCAAAGCTAGACAAACAAAGCTCCAAGATGCTGCAATGGATTTGCTCGAGCAACGAATTCGATCTGACAGATTGACAGAAAATGGTATTATTATCTGTTGCTGCGAACCCGGAGAAGTGGAAAAAAATCTCGCCGGACTTGTCGCCAATAAGATTCAAGCGAAATATCAGCACCCATGTCTCGTCCTCACAAGGTCAAAAGGGAAAGATGATAAAGAGTATTATTATAGAGGAAGTGCCAGAAATTATTCTATGTCAGAAATAGAAGATATGCGGCAACTCTGTGAGAATACTGGTGACGTAGAATATGCACAAGGTCATAGCTCTGCATTTGGTATTTCTATTCCTGAATCTAAATTAAAAGATTTTATTAAAAAGACAAATGCAATCTATAGTGAAGTCGCGCAAGAGCCTGTTTATTGGGTTGACTTTGAATGGTTTAATAAAGACATTGATAGTCAAAAAATCTTAACGATTGCTCAAGGAAAAGAATTTTGGGGACAAGGATTACCTGAACCTTATATCGCTATACGTGATATTCCATTAGAATCTGTTCAGCTTCTATCTCCAGATAAACATCCTACATTAAAGATACATTTATCTAATGGAGTAGATATTATGAAATTTAAATCTTCATATGAAGAATATGAACAATTTATTAAACCAAATATGTATTTAACTGCGGTTTGTAGATGTGCTAAAAATGAATGAGCTGGGCGTGTAACTGCACAACTTATTATTGAAGATTTTTATATTAATGAGAAGTGGGTATTTTAGTAATTGACAGAAACAAAATAATATGGTATAATTAATTTAGAAAATTAAGAGAGAAAGAGGTTTAAATGGCGCGATTTGAGATGCATAGTCATAGTGATATGAGCAATATTCGTCTTATTGATTGCATTAATACAGTTGACTCTCTTGTTGATTATGCCATTGAAATTGGTCTTGAAGGTATTTGTCTAACTGATCATGAAGCTCTTGGCAATTGGGTTAAACTTGATCAAAAGAGACAACAAGTTCAAAAAGATCATCCAGATTTTAAGATTGGATATGGAAATGAAATTTATCTTGTGGATGAACGTGGGGCTGATAATATTCACAATAATGGTGGAAAATATTTTCACTTCATCTTAATTGCTAAAGACCCAATAGGTGCTAAGATGTTGCGGAAACTCTCTTCAAATTCTTGGATGAATAGTTATTTTGATCGTGGTATGGAGAGAGTTCCCACTCTTAAAAGTGAAGTCGAAGCCTGTATTCGAGAATTTGGTAAAGGTCATCTTATTGCATCTACCGCTTGTCTAGGTAGTGAATTAGATTATTGTATTCTTGAAATGGATAAGGCTGAAAAACTAAATAACCTTGAAGGTAAAACAGAATACTATAATAGAATTGTTGATTTTATTGAGTGGTGCGAATACTTCTTTGGTGATGATTTTTATCTTGAAGTACAACCTGCTCAGAGTAAAGAGCAATTAATTGTTAATAAACGTATGAAAAGTATTGCAGATTACTTTGGATTAAAAGTTGTTGTAACAACCGACGCACATTATCTTCGGAAAGAAGATAGAGAAGTTCATAAAGCTTTTCTTAATTCTAAACAAGGTGATCGAGAAGTTGATAGTTTCTATAGCTATGCTTATCTTCAGACAACAGAAGAAGTAATTCAAAATCTTGAAGGAACAGGTTTTGATTATTATATGCTTGAGTTGAATACTCATGAAGTAAAAAATAAAATTCAAAATTTTGGTTTTGAACATAAGCAACAAGTTCCGCAAGTTCCAGTAAAAGATTATCCTAAAGTAATGTCTAAAATGGGATATAAAACTCTTGATTATCTTTATTCAAGTGATAATCCGCAAGAAAGATATTGGGTAAATTATTGTTGTGATAAACTTAGAGAACTAAATCTCTTTAACGATATTTATCTTGCGCGACTTGAAGAAGAAGCTGATATTCAAAAAGTAATTGGAGATAAACTTGGAACCTGCATGTTCGCATATCCAATCTTTTTGCAGCATTATATTGATTCATTCTGGGAAATTGGATCTACAGTAGGTGCGGGACGAGGTTCTGCATGTTCTGGATTGAATCATTATCTTCTTGGTATTACTCAGCTTGATCCAATTAAATATAATCTTCCTTATTGGAGATATAGTAATAAGGAACGTATTGAGCTAGGTGATATTGATATTGATATTTGTCCATCAAAGAGAGAAGAAATTTTTGCTTCAATCCGAGAAGAAGTTGGACAGCTTGGATGTGTACAGGTTTGTACATACGGCACAGAAACAACACGTTCAGCAATTTCAACTGCTTGTCGTGGTTATCGTTCAAAAGATTTTCCTGATGGAATTGATAATGATGTAGCTCAGTATATGACAAGTCTCGCTCCAAGTGAACGAGGATTTGTTTGGCCGGTACATGATTTGGTTTATGGTAATGAAGAGAAAGATCGTAAGCCAGTTAAAAATTTCCTAGCGGAAGTTAAAAAATATCCGGGACTTCTTGAAATTATTGAGAAGATCGAAGGATTAATTAATCATAGAGGTATTCATGCAAGTGGTGTAAACTTTTATATGGACGATCCTTTTGATAGTGCTTGTTTTATGAAAGCAACAAGTGGAGCAATTGTAACTCAATTTTCTCTTCATGATGCAGAATATTGCGGCGATGTTAAATTTGATTTTCTTGTTACAGAAATTCAAGATGTAATTGTTCAATGTCTTAATATGTTGAGTGAATATAATGAAGTTGATCAGCATTTGACTTTGCGACAATTATATGATAAATATCTTCATCCAGATGTTCTTCCAATAGAAGATAATAAGATATGGGATACTCTTGCAGAAGGTAAAGTATTAAAACTTTTTCAGTTTGATAGTCAAGTTGGAAGTCAAACTGTAAAGATGTTGCGACCAAGGTCACCGCGTGAGATGGCAAACTGTAATTCTGTAATGAGATTGATGGCTGCGGAAAAGGGTGGAGAAACTCCAACTGAGAGATATAAGAGAATGAAAGATAATATGTCTCAGTGGTATGATGAAATGCGGCGATGGAGAATTTCTTCGTCAGATCAAAAGATTCTTGAAAAGTATTATCTTGAAACATATGCGACGCCCGCACAGCAAGAGGATATGATGATGATTTTGATGGATGAAGATATTTGTAATTTTAGTCTTAAAGAAGCTAATGATGCCCGCAAGATTTGTGCAAAGAAACAAATGAATCGTATTGAAGAATTGCATGAATTAGTTCTATCAAAAGCAACTTCAAGACAGCTTGGTGAATATGTTTGGGAGACTGCAATTAAGCCGCAAATGGGATACAGTTTTAGTCTTATTCATAGTTTGGCATATAGTTTTGTAGGACTTCAAACAATTTATCTTGCAACATATTTTGATCCTGTTTATTGGAATACTGCATGTCTTAGAGTAGATGCAGGACTTGATGAAGATGCAAGTAGTAATTATGGTAAAATTGCAAAAGCAGTAGGTAATATTATTCATCGTGGTATTCCAATGTCATTAATTGATATTAATAAGTCTGGATATATGTTTGAGCCAGATGTAGAAACTGGTAGTATTGTATATGGACTTAAAGGATTAAATGGTGTTGGTGGAGAGATTATTCAAGAAATTATTGAAAATCGCCCATATGAAGGATTAGTTGATTTCCAAGAGAAAGTCAAAGTTAAAAAGCCAGTTTTGATTTCGCTAATTAAGAGTGGTGCATTTGATAAATTTGGAAATCGAGAAGATATAATGCGGGAATACGTTTGGTCAATTTGTGAACCAAAAAAGAGAATTACATTACAAAATTTTAATGGATTAATGGAAAGAAATCTTATCCCCGCAGAATTAACATTTGAAAAAAGATTATTCGTATTTAATAAGGCTCTTAGAAAATATTGTAGAGTTAATGATTATCTTTTGGTAAATGATAACTTCTATGATTTTTATGAAGAGTTTTTCGACGTAGATTTGCTTGAACCTTTTGAAGAAGGATTAGCAATCAAAGAGACAACATGGAAAAAAATATATACAAAAGGTATGGATAAAGCTCGTAATTATTTTAGAGAACATCAAGATGAATTGCTAAATCAGCTTAATCAAACTTTATTTAATGAAGTTTGGAATAAATATGCGGCTGGTACATTAGCTACATGGGAAATGGATAGTCTAGGATTTTATTACCATGATCATCCATTAAAAAATCTTGATAAGTTAAGTTATAATGTAATTCCATACAATCAACAACCGGATACTCCGCCAGTTGAAAGAACTTTTAAACGTAATGGTATTGATATTCCATTGTTTAAAACTTGTAGAATTGTAGGTGCGGTTGTTGCAAAAGAAGATAATAAATCTTGTATTAGTATTCTAACTCCTGAAAGTGGAGTAGTCACAGTTAAAATGAGTAGAGATTATTATGCAAGATTAAATCGACAAATGAGTCAGGTCCAACCAGATGGTACTAAAAAAGTAATGGAAAAAGGTTGGTTTACTCGTGGAACATTAGTAATGGTGAACGGATTTAAACGTTCTGGAATGTTCTTCACAAAGTCATATCGTCATACAAAATCTCATCAGTGTTATCGTATCTTGACGGGAGTAAAAAATAATGGTAAAATAGATATGACAGCATGGAGATGGGGAGAAGAAGGTGACGATGAAAACTAAATATTATGTAGGAGATCCTATGATTCCTTGGTGGGTTGAAAAATTGGTCCACCAAGGGCTTATTAAAGCTGTTAGAGAATCTGCCGCAATTACTTTCTTTATGGTTTACAAAGATAGCTTTGATGATACCGATGATCATTATCTTTATGATGGAGATTATATTGAATTAGATGAAGAAACTGGAGCTGTTACAATTGGTCATGCAGATTGGGAAAAAGCTCTTGCAGAAGATTTTCAAAAAGTAAATTGGGATAAATTTGTAAGTTCTTTAAGAAAGACAGTCAAAGATAAAGAACGGAAGGAAGAAAATGAAACCAATTATTATAGCAATTACTGGGCCTAGTTGCGCAGGTAAAGATACTTTAATGCGGCAGTTGTATTGAGAATTTTCTAAAGATTATGAAAAATTAGTTAATTATCCAGATGTATATTATATAGTTAGTTCAACTACTCGGCCGCCAAGAAAAAATGAAATCAATGATAGGGATTATCATTTTATCACTAACAAAGAATTTCTACATAAGATTATTAATAATGAAATGTTAGAATGGGCTCCTTTTCATAATTGGAAATATGGAACAGAAAAAAGATCAATTAGTGATAAACCTAAAGCAATTAATATTGGAGTTTTTAATCTCCAAGGAATTGATAGTTTAAATAATCAAACTGATTTTAGAATTATTCCAATCTATCTTCAAGTTCCTTGGAAAGAAAGATTGCGGCGATCTATTAAACGTGAGGGACATTTAACTTTTGAAATGATTCGTCGCTTGTTCACTGATTACAAAGATTTTAAAAATCCATGGGAGATTCTAAATAAGAGTGGTAATCTTTTAACTTATTCTGGAGATTATAATATAGATGATGTCATGCGCGATGTTCTGGGCAAAATTAAATAACATATATAAATAAAAATACATTTAATAAGTAAGGAAAAATCATTCGATATAAAATGATAGGAGATCTATGTTAACATTATTTTCTACTGGTTGCCCTAAATGTCGAGTGTTAGAGCAAAAATTAAATAAACAAAATATTGCTTTTGAAATTTGTGATGATATGCAAGAAGTAATAGATAAAGGTTTTATGTCCGCACCAATTCTTAAACTTGGAGACGATTACATGGATTTTGTAACAGCTGTTACTTGGTTAAACGAAGAAGCTGCTATGAAATCTGATTGTGATAGTTGCCAAATTTAAGGAGTATATATGAAACTTAATGTAAAATTAAATAAGAATTTTCAAACTCAATTTAATAAAATGGTTGAGAAATATGGAGAAGAATTTTTAAAACTCCAAGGCTTTGATGAAGCTACTCTTAGTTTCACAGATTTTATTGAAGGATTTATTGATTCAGATAACGTAGCTAATACATCTATTGATGCAAATGCTAATATTGCTCAGAAAGATATTGTAACTTTACTTTCTGAAATGTCTAAACCAGATCAAAAATTATTAGTCTTTAACAAACTTTATTATGAGATTAATAAAAAATATGGATATAAAATTGCCAATGAAGCTATGGAAGCTATGTGGTCATATTCTCTTTATATGCACGATTTTAATACTGCCACTTTAGTTCCATATTGTTTTGCATATGATATTAAACCAATAGCAGAAAAAGGACTATTCTTTATTCAAGGCTATAATGCTAAGCCCGCAAAACATTTAGATAGTTTTATTCAAATTTTAATGGAAGCAATTGCTTTCCTTAGTCGCAGACAATCAGGAGCTTGCGGCCTACCTAATTTAATTCCATATCTTTACTACTATTGGAGTAGAGATGTAGCTCAAGGATATTATACCAAAGACCCAGAAACTTATAAGAAGCAACAAATCCAGGCTCTTATTCATCGTTTAAATCAGCCTTGGGTTCGTTCAGATCAAGCTGCATTTACTAATGTAAGTGTATTTGATCATCCTTATTTTGAAGCTATCTTTGGTGGCGGAGAGTTTCCTGATGGTAGTTTTATGATTGATGAAGAAGATGAAATCATTGAATTTCAAAAAGATTTTATTAATGTCGTAAACGAAATTCGTGAAGAGAATGTATTTACATTCCCTGTCCTTACTGCATCTTTACTTTATCAAGATGGAAAATTTGTAGATGAAGAGTTTGCAAAATGGGCTTGTGAAGCATCCCGCAAATGGAATATTTTTAATTTCTTTACTGATTCTACAGTTAATAGTCTTTCTAATTGTTGCAGATTAAAGAGTGATATTACAGATCTTTATTTTAATTCAATTGGAGGAACAGCTCTTGAAGTTGGTTCTGCTAAAGTATCTACTCTTAATATTGCGCGTCTTGCTTATCAAAGTGAAAGCGAACAAGATTTCTTAGTTAAATTGCGCGATTTAACTAAACTTAATTTAAAGATTCTAGATGTTCAACGTAGTATTATTTATCGTAATGTAGAAAAAGGTTTGCTACCAAATATTTCTTGTGGTTTAATGAATCTTGATGCCATGTATTCTACAGTTGGAGTAAATGGTATTTTTGAAACAATGAAGACATTTGGATATACAGAAGTAGATGACTTTGGTAATTATAGCTACACAGACCAAGCATACGATCTTGGACAGCGTATTTTTAAAGTAATTCAAAATTGCATTGATAACTTTGCTTTAGATAAAGATTATAAAATTAATATTGAGCAAGTTCCTGCAGAGCAGGCCGCAGTAAAACTTCAAAAAGCTGATGAATATTTATATCCCGATCAAGTTGTTAAAGATTTACCTTTATACGGTAATCAATGGATTCCTCTTGGAATTAAGGCTACTATCCAAGAGAGAACAAAAATCTGTGCGGCATTTGATAGTTATTGTAATGGTGGATCAATCGAACATATCAATGTAGATGCACCTTTTACTAATTTTGATCAAGCTTGATACATGTTAAATTGGGTTGCACAACAAGGTGTTACTTATTTCGCTTTTAATGGTAAAGTAGCTCAATGTAAAAATTATCACAGTTTCTATGGAAAAGTTTGTCCAATATGCGGCGAACCTGTAGAAACAGAATATACTCGTGTAGTTGGTTTTTATACTCCAACAAAGAGCTATTCTAAACAGCGTAAAGCAGAGTTTAACCTTCGTCAATGGGATAATTTAAATGAAAATTAAAGGTATTATTTTTGAAGATTTTATTAATTACAAAAAACCGTCTATGGTAATTGAGTTTCCATATTGTAATTTTAAATGTGATAAAGAATGTGGACAACAAGTATGTCAAAATTCTAAGTTAGCTAAAGCTCCTAATAAAGATGTTTCTATAACTAATCTTGTAAAAACATATATGAATAATAATATTACTGAAGCAATTGTTTTTCAAGGACTAGAACCTTTTGATTCAAAAGATGATCTCTATCAATTAATAAAAGTATTTAGAGAATATACTAATAATGATATTGTTATTTATACAGGATATACTGAAACAGAACTTGATTATGAAATTGAAACATTAAAACGCTTATTTAAAAATATTATTATTAAATTTGGCCGTTTTATTCCAGATCAACAATCTCGTTTTGATGAAATTTTAGGCGTAACATTAGCGAGTTCTAATCAATATGCTAAAAAGATTTGTTAGGAGTTTCTATGGTTTGTTGTTGTGCTTTAGCTGGAACAGCAGCTTGTAATAATTGTTTTAATAGGACAGGTAGCTATAGTTATTCAACTAATACAACTTTTCCTGATATTAAAAAAACTCAAAACAATCCTATTATTATTAATTACAATTATATAATCCAAGAACAAAAAAAGAAGAAGAAAAAGAAATAATAAAAGGGTAGATATTTGAAATATCTACCCTCTATTTTTTTATCTATTGACAGAAAAAAATTTTTTTGTTATAATATATATAGAAAATGATGAAAGGAGTGTTTTTATGGCTGATGTAGCACTTGGTAATTTATATGAACTTAATAAGCAAGTTATGGCACAACTTCCACCGCAGAGCGATGAAATTTTAAATCGCAATTGAACAATTATTGGAGATTGATTTGGTAGAGATCAAGATCGATGGTTCATGCTAATGTGTAAAGAACGTTCTGATTTTACTTTATTTCATATTACAGACCATCAATTTGTAAAAGCTATCCAAGAGTTGAAAGAAGTACTAGAAGAGCGTGGTCAAATCCTTGCAATTCAATATTTACATGGTGAAGATGCTTTTGAGATTTGAGTAAAAAATGATGAAGAAGTATTTATGTTTATGCTTTTCTCTGCGGGATGAATGGTAATTGAAATTTAAGAAGGTGACTAAAATGTACAAACTAGTTGTAATAGCAGATCCTTTACAGGAAACAGAAATTTATGAAGTTACTTCAATGGGAGATTTACATAAAATTTCTCAGTTAAAAGTTCCGCAGGAGTCTGTTGAATTTATTAAAAATTATTCTAACAGTGTTAAAGAAAAAGTAGATGTAACTTATGTAGGACCTACAGATTATATTCGTTACTTTATAAGTCAAGCTAATAATCTTGAATATGTATATGCGCATATGAATGAAATTGGAGGATAAATGATTAAATATCTAATTAAGAATACTGCAGAAATTCGTGTAGAGTCCGAAGAAGATGCCAATGCTCTTCATAAAGAATATGAAGATTTTGCTCGTGATAATGCTTATATTCTAAATTCTTGGTCGCAAACTTATCGTACTAAAAAGTCTGGCGGAGAAATTGTAGAAGAATGGTGGATTTGTAAAGTTGTTCTAATCTTTAACGATGCTAAGGCTCCTGATATTCCTCTTGATAATATTGATTTTAATATGCAAAAACTTATTTCTATGGATAATATTTCTCCTTGGGATGAGGCGTAATGAAATTTATGAGAATACATTGCACGGATAAATCTGATGATTTTATTATAAATATTAAATATCTTCCAGGTGCGCATGAGCTCGAGCAGGTAGAGTGAGGTTCTTGAATTGATCTTTATACTTATGAAGAAACGAGTTTAAAGCAAGGTGATCAGAAATATATTAATCTTGGTATTGCAATGAAATTACCAGAAGGATATGAAGCAATTGTAGCTCCACGTTCTTCTACATTTAAAAATTGGGGAATTACTCAGACCAATAGTATTGGAGTTATTGACTCTACTTATTGCGGAGATAATGACATTTGGATGTTTCCTGCTCATGCAACTAAAACAATAACAATTCCCGCAGGAACACGTATTTGTCAATTCCGAATCCAAAAGGAACAACCTAAAATTACATTTAATAAAGTTGAGACTCTTGGAGAGAAAGACCGCGGCGGGCTAGGGAGCTCTGGTCTATAATGCGGCGAACATTAGCATTAGATCAAGCTAGTCGTGTCACTGGCTGAGCTATTTACGATAATAAGAATTTAGTTACAAGTGGTCATTTTTCAATTGCCGCAAATAAAACTATGCAACAAAGATTGTTATCTTTTATTGATCATTTAAATGAATTAATTGATAAATATAATGTAGAAAAAATTTATTATGAAGGTATTCAATATCAAAATAATATTGAAACATATAAAAAATTAGCATATATTCAAGCTATGATTATATATAATACTACTGTTCATAATTTGCCTATCTTAGAATTAACTCCATCACATTGAAGAAGTCTTATTAAAGATAAACATGGAGTTAAATTTGGTCGTTCACGAGCTGAACAAAAACAAAAAGCACAAGAATTTGTAAAAGAACATTTTAATATTAACGCTACTGAAGATGAAGCAGATGCGATTTGTTTGGGGTACGCAGGAATATTAGAGGACGAAAAAAATAAATCTGCTTTTTAAAGCTAATAAAAAAGAGGGGTATACTCGTAAGAGTATACCCCTTATTTTATTTTCAAGGATTATTCTTAGAATTAAGAGACTTTTGTAATCCTTTAACTGAATTAGGACCAAAATAACCATCAGCACCATCTGGGCCAACACTAAACTTATGTTTAATTAAAAATTCTTGAATCTTCTTAGAAGTATCTGGTCCCCAATATCCATCTACATCTGCACCGACTTTCTTTTGAATTGCTTTCACTAAAGCAGATCCAGTGCGTTCTCATGTAACAGATACAATACCTTTAAAATATTCTTGATTACCTTTAAGCTGACCAGAGATAACACCATCTACAGGTGTTCCTAAAGATTTCTGTCAAGCTTTGATTGTTTCATATCCACCAATACCATCTACTGCAAGTTTAGTAGAGGTTGTAGTCTTATTAGTGGTGGTAGAACTAGAAGTAGTTGTTTTAGCTCCGCCCGTAGTAGCACCTTGATAACGAAGAATGCAATCCCATCCATGACTATAGGTATAAATATTCTTTACATTAGTCTCATTACCAGACTGGTCACCGGTTTGGCCACCAGTTGCGCGACCACGTTCATCAATAGATGCCTGAGCAATTTTAGCGTTTCAACCATTTCCAGAAATAACTGCGGCAGTATGGTAATTGTCATTTAATAGAATATCACCGGGCTGTGCTTTAGATAAATCTGCGGGAATACGTTTCCATCCTCGAGCTGTAAGATTACTAGACATATTACCAGTATAACTTGCGCTTCCAGTATCAAATCCAGCCTTCTTTAAAGCTCAAATTACAAGGGAAGAACAATCACATTCTCCACCATCATAAATATTTTGACGCTGATATTGGTCATATCCAAGAGATCATACAGCACATGCAGTATACATTCATTCACAAAACTTAGTAAGTTTATCTGAATCTTTAACTCTCTGTTCATTCTTATCATTCTCTAATTTATTTTGTTTAGCTTTAATACGAGAAGGATAATCAATAACACATCAATTAAAATCTGTACAACCAGATACGTCATCATAATATAAAGCACCATCAGTTAAACGTTTAGTGCCTTGTTGTCACATACCAATGTCACCCGCGGCAGTTGGTCAATCACGCTGCCATCAAGCAATTCAATTAGCATATTCATCTAATTCATCTTTGTTAACATTATTTAATCAAGCAGAACCCTGTATATAGAGTCCCGCATAATATCCAGCTTTAATAAGAGCATCGCAGAAAGTTTTAATTATTGCAGTTAGTGTGCTCTTGGATAATTTAAATTGACGAGGATCTTCTACATCCATATAGATGGGCATATCAAAATCATGTCCTTTAAGTAATCCAATAATATGCTCTGCATCTTTCTTTGCTTCAGCTACAGAAGTACATACGGTGTAATAATATGCACCAACATGTAGACCTGCGGCTTTAGCTTTTTTGTAATTAGTTTCGTATTGAGAATCGGTATAACGACCTAATTTAGTTTCATTACCACCACATTTAACAATTACGCCTCATAGATTATGTTTTTTTATCCACAAGGCGTAATTTACATTACCGTCTCAATGAGAAACATCAATAACGGCTTTACGTTCCATTTTTACTCCTTTGTGAAATGTTTTCCTTGAAGGAAGTCATCTGTATCATCTACAGAATCGCCATATTGAATTTCTGGAATAGCCATTGCATCTGCATATGTTGCAGGAAGGCCAATCATATTCTTAAATGCTTCGTACATACCAGTAGAAGCAAGACCACTAATCATACCAGTAACGATAGTTGGTAAGTCTAAAGTTCCAAAACTTCAAACAGCAGCTGCAACTCCAAGAATTGCAGAAATAATAGGAATAAAACTATTTAAAATTTTATTGTGTAAAGTATGTAAGGTATATCCAATACCTAAGCACGCAATTAAAATAATTGGTGATATATAATTAGTTATAGTTGAGAGGTCCATAAACTACTCCTCTTCTGGTAAATCTTCTTCCTCTTCTACGGGAGTGATATATCCTTCTTCTTCAAGCTCTAGAAGCATCTGTGCACGCTGAGTATCAGAGAGTTTAGGATAAGAATCAATTACATCAACAGCATTTTCACCATGCTTGATTCGAAGAATAACAGCCTTTTTAATAATTTTATAAGCAACAGCAGTTACCATAATTATTACCTACCTTTCATTTATAATGGAATTGATACAGTTGGATTTTGTAATATGTAAGCAGAAGCTCTAAAATAATAATCACTAGAAGTACTAGTCATAGGCTCTGATGTCTGTCAGTATAAATTAGGCGTTAATGGAGTTGAATCAGTATATGCAGTTCCTCCATGTAAATATGCTCTATCTGTTGTTTTACCTGTTGATATATCTATTTCAAAAATAGGAGCTACTATATCTGTACCAGTAGCTATCGTGACTGTTTGATTTGCAGTTGTTGGTTGGCTAATCTTTAATATAATAAAAAACATACCTAAACAATTTCATCTTGCAAAACGAATTAAAGAAGGAGTAATACCAGAAGAAAAATTAAAAAATGTATTTGTTATACCAGTATCACTATTTTCATTAAAAAGAACAAAATCATTTTTATCTTGTATGTTATTTAATTTATCTCGAGCAATAGCATCACATATATCATACGTAGTATCCCCTACTTGAATTTGAGAAATTTTATTTGTATTTTCAGCCATTTTATTCAATCCTTCCTATGTATGGCGGCATCGTTCCATATATATTTAACATAGGCATTATTTTCTCCTTTTCTTTCTTTAGTTTTAATCTAAATCAAATTCTTTATTCTTAATGTTGAAATAAATTAAATTTCTTCTTCGGCTCCACCTAAGAGATCGGCCATAACAAGTAGAATATCATCAAGAGTTTCTTGATTTTCTGCAACTCTATCTTCAATATCACTACCAGCGAGTTCTGCTACGACTTCAAATAAATCATTAGTGTCAGATTCTATTGTATTAAGTCGTTCAGGACCTTTTGCTAAAAAGACATTATCAGCTAATTCTTTTTCTGTATAAAGAATATAGCGAAGAATAATCTCTTCTTCTTCATATGCTTCAACTTTAGGTTGATCAATTACATATCGAATAGAAGCACTTTTTATTTGAATAGAAGGATCTTCTTCACTAGGGAGATATTTGAAAGCACCCGTTGTTTCATTGATTATTTTAATGCGAGGATCATTTTCTTTTAAGAAAAGAGTTTCTCCTGTATTTAATTCAAGATAACTAACAAAATAATGACCTTTTTCAGGAACCATTTCATGATAATGAATAATTTTTTCTTTTTCTAAGTGACCCAAATTTAAATCGGGATCAAAAATTTCATTTCCTTCATTATCTAAAATTCGATATTGATTATCCATTGGAACTATTAACTCCTCTCTTTTGCTTTAATATTAATCATCAGAAATATCAACTACTCTAGCAGTTGTCTTTCATAAAAGCATTCTAGCTCTTATTTGAAATGAATTAGGAGTTATTGTAGTAGATCTTAAATTATAAAAAGATAACACACATCCTCCACCAGTGGATCCTGATTCTGATGCATTGGCCATTTCTGTTAATACTAAATCTGTAGGTGTACCTTCAATACCTACCACTCCTAATTGATGATATCCCTTTTTTAAATATTCGTCTTGAATATTTTTTGTATGATCCGAACTTAAAGTTCTTAAAGTAATACTGCTTGTTGTTTTACTAGGAAAATGAGTAGAACTAGAATAATTACAAACTCTAACTCATTTAAAAAGAGTCTGATTTACGGTACCTGTAAGATTGCCTATAGTAGCAGCATTAGTAGTTGCTGTATCAAGAGCTTCTGTTGCTTTGTCAAAAGTATCTAATATTGCCTCATTTAATTGTACCATACTTGCACGAGCTCCTGCATCTTGTATATCGTAGGTTGTATTACCCACTTTAATTTGTGAAATCGTTGGATTAGCCATAAATTAATAACCTCCTTCAATTAATATTAATTTTGTAGTGCCAGAAACGATACTACCATCATTAGTTGAATTAATTACTAATTTATAACTTGAAATATCTGGAGTATCAACTGTAGTATCAAGATTAGTTATACTATTATTATTTTTATCATATCTATATAATTTTTCAATACGATCAATTACATGATTATGAGGAATGGTAAAATTAAATCTATGTAAATCAGCATGTTTAAAATATAATACATGCGCACTTGAAGTATCTTCTAAATAATTTTCTAAATCACTACTATAAGCAATAATACTGCCTTCTCTTGGAGGATTATCTCCTATAATTAGTTGATCTTTTAAATAGGATACTTCAATGATTTGTATAGGATCTAATCTAGAATCTTCATTACCATCAATTAAATAATCTGAATTTTTAACTTGATTTTGTAAAAATTCTAGTCTAGATGGGCACCCTGTTTGAATTGCATTACTATATTGTGCCACGTCTTCTGTTGCATCAAGTAAATTTTTAAGATAAGTTTTTCAAAAAGATTCTACTAATCTTGCAACAGAACTTATTTTAGATGTGGTAATTATTTGATTCCAATTATATTGATATCACTTTGATCAAGCAAGATCTTTATTTATTGCATAAATTATATAAGTAACTCCTGTATCATTATATTCTAATGTATGTCATATTGGAATAGTAAGATTATTATTTAATGTTATATTTGTAGTATATTCTTCAAAATTTGAACTTAATTTATAACCAATATGATCTTCTACATGAGTTCCGCCCATATCTAGCAAATATTCTCCCTTATCTTCCTCTACGGGAATTATATTACTATCTATGGTATACATAGGATTATTATTTTCATTAACAAGTAAATTTAAATCTAATAAAGCATCATTATTCTCACTTGGAGACGTAATTCCAAATCAAGTAGGAATATGTAATCTTGGGAGGGGTAAATCCCCTAATTGTTCATATGGAGTTGCTGTCATTTTTTACCCCTCTCAATTATTTATTCTTCTGATCCACCTAATAAATCAGCTATAACTAATAATAAATCTTCAATTGTTTCTTGAGCTTCAGCTAATGATGCGGGACCATTAGCTAAAAATTCTTTATCTGAAAGTTCTTTTTCTGTATAAGGAACATATCTATAAAAAGTTTTTATTTCATCTCATGCAGGAACTAGAACATTATCAATTACAGGAGCAATAGTTTGACCAACAATAGTTCGTTCTGGTTCACCATCTAGGGATTGATAATTAAAAATTCCCTTTTGACTATCAATAATTTTAACATGAGGATCATTTTCATCTTCAATTTTATAAACTTCTCCATCAGTAAATCTAAAAGAGACAACCTTATAATGTCATTGCTCTGGGATAGATTCGTGATGAATGTTAAATTCTTCTTTTCTAAGATAGCCAAGTTTAAGATCTGGATCAGTAATTTCTTGGTTATCTTGATCTAAAATTGGATACTCATATGAAAAACCAGTGTCTTCTACTGATTCAATATTTTCTTCTAAGAGCTCGTCCATTTATAGCTCCTTTCCTTAACTATCCTAAAACTATAAAAGCTTCTCTACTTCATGTATTAGCACCATCAATACTATATTCATTTGTTGCTAAATTTCTAATAAATAAATTCGTTTGAAAACCAGAACTATGAGTAATATACGTAACCATTACTGTATTTACAGTATGTCATCCTAATGTTCCTAATCAAACACCTTCCGTACTTTCTTCGTAATCTTCATCAAGAAGGTATCCCGAACCTGGTGGATAACATGCGACTTGTCTTTGTACCCCTATTAAACCTGCAGTAGATACTCCTGGAAGAGGTGTAACTCCTGATGCAAGAAATTTATTAACAGATATTTTAAAATTATTTAATCTGGTAATAGCAGTATCACTTTTTGTTTTTGCATTAGAAGCATTAGTTCTAATTGTAGACAAATCAGAAATAGTATTTTGTTTTCCAGCAAGAGAAGCTCGTGCAGTAACATCATGTATATTATAAACATTTTCACTTATTTGAAGTTGTTTAATATATGGCATTTTACTTCTCCTTTTTATCCTAATTTAATATAAACATCTTTACTATTAGCATCACCTATTGCTACTGTTACTGTTCCAGTTCCGACTTTTCTTGAATAAAGTATTGTATTACCGCCAGAATAATATACTCTTTGTACAATAAGAGAAGCAGCGCCAGGATTAAAACCAGTAGCTCCTAAAAAAGTATATCCAGATGGAGCTGTTTTATCATCTAAAGTTATAGTTTTTGCAGTTCCCAATCGTCCTGCAGCTGGACCTGCAGCAAAAGTTACTTGAGCACTATTTTTTGCAGCTTTATAGGTTATATCAAAATTATTTAATCTATTAATTGCAGTTGTAGCATTTGTAGCTCCAGTAGAAGCATTACTTCTAATTGTAGATAAATCAGAGATAGTATTTTGTTTTCCAGCAAGACTTGTACGACTGTCAGCGTCACAGATATCATATACTGTATTACCTATTTGAAGTTGTTTAACATCTGCCATAATTCATCTCCTTTTTATCCCTTTTTAAAATATACATCTCTACAACTTGCATCACCTATTGCTACTGTTACAGCAGATGTAGTCATATTTCTACCATTTATATAACTAATACCGGCTGAATGATTTAACTTTGTAGTAATTATTGCTGGCGATCCAGGATATCATCCAGCAGTTCCTAAAAACTTATGCCCAGAAGGCGCGGTTTTAGTACTCATTGTTAATCTACTTTCAGCGCCTAATGCTCCTTGAGCACTAGAAGCAGCAAAAGTGATTTTACTTGCATTTGTTGCTGTTACGGCACTAAAACTAAAATTACCAATTCTAGTAATTGCTGTTGCTGCTTGAGTTTTACCTGTAGAAGCATTTGATCTAATCGTAGATAAATCAGAGATAGTATTTTGTTTTCCTGAAAGACCTGATTGAACAGTGGCATCACAAAGATAATAATTCATATCACCTATTTTAATTACTTGAATATCTGCCATTTTAACTCCTTATGAAATGCCAGTAACAACAGTTTTTTTAGTAACTCCGGTTACAACAGTTTTCTTTGAAATATTTGGAATTGTAAAAGCAGTACCCAAAGTTGGAGCAGATCCAACAGAAGTAACATTTGGAATAGATTTTGCAGTATAAGATAAACTTGGCAATGTACCAACTGCAGTCACATTTGGAATTGACTTTGCTGTATAAGATAAACTTGGTAAAGTTCCAACTGCTGTAACATTTGGAATTGATTTTGCACTATATGATAAACTTGCAGCTGTGCCTGCAGTTACGGTAGCAGAAGCTCCATTTGTAACCTGGTCTTCTCCACCATTTAAAACATATTCAGGGAAAATTACTCTTTCATTTGTTGAATCATAAGTAATCTGTACTGCATTAACACCAGAGACTACTGTATTTGGAGTTACTGCAGTTGGGGTATTTGTAGTTCAACCTGTAATGTCATCCGCAGGAATTGCCGTTCCTAATGTTGGTAATGTACCTGCACTCCATGCAGTAATATCATCTGCAGGAATCGCAGTTCCAAGAGTTGGTAATGTACCTGCAGATCATGCTGTAATATCATCTGCGGGAATTGCTGTACCTAAAGTTGGAGCAGAACCTACAGATGTAACATTCGGTACTGTAAAAGCTGTACCAACTGTGACTGAATCGCCAGTAGTTACAGTAACAGAATCTCCTTTAGATACTGTACCATGTACTGCACTTGAATCTTTAATATTATAGGTAGTGCTACCTAATTTTATTTTTGAAACATCAGCCAATTAATCTCACCACCTAAATATTCATTGTTATTGTATCACTTGCATAAGTGAATAAATTCTTTCAAGAAGGACTTCAATCTGTTGCTTTGTGTCCTTTTTCTAATTTTACATTTTTTATAGTAACAGTGGTTCCCGCAGTTGTATTACCACTTGCACCTAATCTTCCAGCAATACAATTTTTTAATGCGGCTGCACCACTATTAAAAGTTCATGTTACTCAATATTTTTTATATTCAGTTGTTAAAGTAAAGGTAGAATTACCATCAGAAGATGTTCCTGTAATACCTTGACTATTAACACAAGAAGCATTTTGAACAATACCAGATGCGTTATTATAAAAATAAGAAATCATTTTTGTATTTGCTACAGATGCTTTTGCTTCAAAAGACAAAGTTCAAACATCATTAGGTTGAACCGTTGCAATATTACTTCAAACTTTAAAATCAGAATAACCAGAAGAAGGTACTGTTCCAGTAAATTCACCTTTCGAAGCAGGTAAATAATTGTATCCACCTCATTTAGAATATCTATCAACAATAGAATAAGTAGTACCGTTAGTACCTTTAATAGCTTTAATATCTGCCATATGTACTACTCCTTTCTATTGGAAAAATGTAATTGTTTCTGAAGCATAAGTTGCTAAATCTTGCGGCGCTGGTGTTCAATCAGTAGGCTTAGAACCCTCTGCTAATTTAGGATGCCGCAAATAAAATGTTCCATTATTATTATAATGACCATATATATATCAAGCTATACTTTTACTTCAATCTGCATTAGTAGGAGCTGTAAAAGTATAACTAAATTTTTGCCATTTATTTAATTCTCTAGTAGCGTCTGAATCTTGATCAATGCCAAGATGAAATGATGCAGACGTTGCATTTGGTAAATAATAATATAATCCTGTACCAACCCTATTAGTTCCAGATACATGATATTCTTCCCAAGAGAAGGTATAAGGTCTTCCAGCTATTAATTTTGTTTGGAGTCCGCCTTGAGATATTCCTAGTCATGTTTCATTTGCAGTTTTAACAAATTCATATACATACTCACCATCCACTTCTTTTAAATGAGCATGATATACTGTTGCGGCATTTGTAACTCCACCATTATATCCGCCCCAAGATGTGGCTAGTAGAGTACCATTTTTAGAAGTATCTCAACCAGTGGTCTGCGAAGTATGTACAAGAAAACCAGTATTAATTAAAAGATTATTTACGCCATAACTAGAAACTTTATCTTGTAAATCATAAGTGACATTATTTAGTCCTTTAATCTGTGAAATTAAATCTGCCATAATGTCACCTACTCACTATATAATTCAATTGTTTCGTTACCAATAAATCTTGCAATATCTTCTGGTGCGGGACTTCAATCAGTTGGTTTATTACCTATTTCCATTTTTAAGTTAGAAATACTAAAAACATTTCCAGTATTATATGTGCTATAAAATTCCAGATAATTATCTGTTAAAGTTGCATCAGATCTTGCTCTTATGGTATTAATATACACACATTTTTGTTTCAAAGTTGTATTTGCTGCAGCAGTATATGTTTTACTAGTATTAGTAAATTGCATAGGTCCTTTATTATTTGTATTATATACTAATAAAGTTGGATTTGCTGTAGTTACTTTCATTTCTAAATCAAAAGAAACTGTTACAGTTGATCCAGAAGGAATATTATTTGCTGCAGTCCCAATATTAATTGCTATATATTCATTACCAGAAGTTAAATGAGAAACTACAACTCCTGGACCGCCTTTTTGAACATAATTGCGGCCGCCCCATATAGAATAATCGTCTCTGATATTGTAATTAACATTATCAGAGGTGGCTTTTATCTGAGAAATAACTGCCATTTAAAAGCCACCACCTTTCTATGCAGGAACACTAGTTGTTGCGGATGTTCCAGTAAATGTCGAAGTATAAGTCTTAGGTACTGCAATATTACCAGTAACAAGTCGTACTGCTGTACCTGTAAAGGTAGGAGCACTAACACTACCAGCAGGTGTATAACTGCCAGTAGAAGTTATCGTTGCAGCTGTACCAGTAAATGCAGGTGCAGAGTTCGTTCCAGCAGGAGTATAATCTTGAAGAACAAGTCGTTTACCTGTGCCCGTAAATGTAGGCTGAGAAACTGTTCCGGCTGGAGTATATGATCCGGTTGAAGTAATGGTTGCAGCTGTACCTGTAAATGTAGGCTGCGTAGATTGATAAGCTGCATCTCCAGTTTTAACGGTTGTATTAGATCCCTTAGTAGGTAGTGTACCGGCAGACCAACCAGAAGCAGAACCGTTAGTTGCAGTTGTAAATGACATTACTTCATTTGAAACTGAAGTTCCTGTAATAACTGTTTGATTTGTAACTGTTAAAGTAGGTAATGTTCCAACAGCAGTAATACTATTAACAGTTGTAGTTGTGCCCGCAGTTTTAACTGAAATAGTTGGGGTACTAACTGTACCAGCTGGGGTATAAGATTTACTAACTGAAATCGTTGCAGCCGTACCACTAAATGTTGGTTGTGATACTGTACCTGCAGGAGTATATGTTGCAGTACCGCTACTTGCAGGACTAACTGTTAAACCAGTAGCTTTTGTACCTGTAAATGTAGGTGCAGCAACACTACCTGCTGGAGTATATGATTTGCTAACTGAAATTGTAGCGGCCGTACCTGTAAATGTTGGTGCACTATTCGTACCCGCAGGGGTATATGTGGTAGTTCCACTAGAGGCCGCACTAACTGTAGCAGTTTTATTTTCAGTTGTAGCAGTACTAGTTGCAACCGTACCAGTTGCAGTTACAGTATGCTTATGATTTCCCTTAGCAGCAGTAGATGCCGTATTTCCAAGAGCAAGAGAAGCACTAATTTCTACATACCCTGCAGTTGATCCACCATAACGATAAGTTTTATTTGTAGATACATCTACATAAATTTTATCTGCGGCAGCTGCAATTTCAGTAGTATGTGCAGACTCTGCATAAAATTTATTGTTATATAAATATCCTTCTTTAATTTCATCAATTGAGCCTGGAAGGACTGATGTAGGAATTGTACCAGTTAATTTACTTGCAT